GGCCGGCTGGCGGTCTCAGTCTCCAGGTGTGCCAGACCTTCGGCACCTTCGGCCGGCTGGCGGTCTCGGTCTCCAGGTGTGCCAGCCCTTCGGCCGGCTGTCGGTCTCGATCTCCAGGTGTGCCAGCCCTTCGGCCGGCTGGCGGTCTCGATCTCCAGGTGTGCCAGACCTTCGGCCGGCTGGCGGTCTCGATCTCCAGGTGTGCCAGCCCTTCGGCCGGCTGGCGGTCTCGATCTCCAGGTGTGCCAGCCCTTCGGCCGGCTGGCGGTCTCCCCCCGGAATCCCCCCCGATTCTTCACACTGGGGGAGGGGGGTAGTTTGGGGGGGAGCGACCCTCGGGCAGACCGCATGTCCCTGCCCCCGATTCTGTGCGGCGGTGCAGCCAAATCGCTCGAAACGGCCCCCGTCGGCGGTTTGGCAAAAACGCTACCCCGCTATACAGCGTGGTACACTGCCGTCATGTGTTGCAGCACCAGCGGCTGCGACAGGGAAGTCAGGAAGTGCGAGTGGTGCGGCAGCGAATTGCCGAATGAGTCTCCATCTCGCGGGCGACCGACCAAATACTGCTCCGGTGAATGCCGCAAGGCCGACAGGCCGCTGCGTCGGCGGCGCCGTGAGTGTGCGAACTGTGGAGCGGCGGACGTCTCTGTCGGCCGGCGGTTCTGTACGGATGCCTGCAAGGAGCAGTGGGCGGCGACGCCGTGTGCTTGCTTGGGCTGCGGCAGAGAGTTCGTCCGTTCGCCAGCGACGCCCCCTGCGAAATGGTGCAGCAAAGGGTGCCGCGAGGCGTCGAGGAGGCGAAGGAAGAGAGATGCGCGGGTCTCGGCAAGTGCCCCCCGATCATGCAAGTGCTGTGGGGCGATCCTGCCCGACAGGCCGTGGCCGCTGCGGGGGCGAAGAAAGGTGTATTGCTCAAAAAAGTGCCGTAACGCGGCTCCGACCGGATCGTGCGAGAGGTGTGGCGCCGCGATCGCCAAGGGCAAGTCGTACTGCTCCGACGAATGCCGGTGGCCCAACAGGAAAGGAGCCCACGCGAAATGTCGCGAGTGCAGCAAGGAGTTCCTGAAGCCGAAGTACCGTTCTGCGTTCTGCTCGACAGAATGCTCTTCTCGATGGGGCGAGAGGCACATGGACAGAATGCGTCTCCTGCGAAGCATCGCCCACCCTCCTAAAGTCCTCTCCTGCCTCTGCTGTGCAAAGCCCTTCTCGCCCCGCCCAGGCGGCGGCCGAGTCGGAAAATACTGCTCGCGGAACTGCGCCTTTGAGGCAAGACGACTCCGGCTGCCAGTCACCCGGTTCACCAAGCGGCACGGCACGCCGATCGAGAACCAACTCGCCGCGTGGTTTCACGCTTGGGGCAACGACGCCGACGACGTCGTCGCTGGCAAGAGGCAGCGATCCGGCCACAAGTATCGGTGCCAGAAGTTCGGAGTGCCCTACGAGAAGTTCTCGCTCAAGGGCATCCTCAAGCGAGACGGCTGGGAGTGCCAATGGTGCGGGTGCGAGTTATTGCGGAAGCTCACGGAGGACGAGAGCGGCAAGACGGACCCGCGCAGCCCCTGCGTCGACCACATCGTTCCGCTGTCTCTGGGCCCGCCCTGCCCCGGCCACGTCCCATCGAATGTGCAGGCTTCGTGCTATCGATGCAATCAGAAGAAGGGCAGTCTCATGCCAGACTCCTTTGCGGCCAGACTTGCCAATAAGCTACCATGAAAGACATATGGCAAAAGGCCCCGCGCCGACCCCGAAGCACATCCTTCAGCTTCGCGGATCGAGGGAGGCCAAGTACCGCGAGGAGCTTGGCACCCCGGTATCAGAGTTGCCCGAACCGCCCGACTGGATGCGTCCAGCCGCGAAGGAGATGTTCCGCCTAGTCTGCGGATACACGCAGGGCATGGGGACGCTAGCGGAAAGCGACACCCAAGTGATCGCGAGGTACGCGATCGTCTGGGAGAAGTGGTGGGCCGCAGAGCAGGAACTCGCCAAGACAGGCGAGTGCTGGCGGGAGGTTGTCGGCCCCGACGGGAGCCTGCGGTTCTGCCGACCGACCAAGTGGCAGTCGCAGAGCAACCACTGCCATGAGCAGTTGCGTCAGTTGGAAACGGTCCTCGGCCTGACGCCGGCGGATCGAACACGCCTCGGATATGGCGCGCAGAAGGTCATCCTCGACCCGATGGATGAGCTACTCACGAAGGGCGGCTGACGCCGACTTTCGCAATTCGCGAATCGCGAACGATGCAGCCATTCGTCGACATCCGGCGGTTCATTCCGCTCCTGAAGCACACCCGCGGCGACTTTGCCGGGCGGAACTTCCTGCTTGAGGCGTGGCAGGACTCCTACCTCAACGACCTCTTCAACACGAAGAACCCTGACGGCACTCGCCAATACAGGACTTCCCTGCTTGCCCTACCGCGGAAGAACGGCAAGTCTCAGATCGCAGCCGCGATCGGCTTGTACATGGCCTTCTGCGACGACGAGGGCGCCGAGGTGATCGTGGCGGCCGGCGACCGCTCCCAGGCGTCGATCCTCCACGACGCCGCCAAGCAATTGCTGGAGTCCTGCCCTGCCCTCGCCCGCAAGGCGAAGGTCTACCGCAACAGCATTGTCGTCCCGAGCCGCAACGCCAAGATGCTCTGCATCTCCAGCGAGGCCGGAACCAAGCACGGCTACAACCCGTCGTGCGCCCTGATCGACGAGTACCACGTCTTCCCCGATCGGGAGCTTGTCGACGTCCTTGAGACCGGCATGGGCGCTCGAAAGCAGCCCCTCACGATCTACATCACCACGGCCGGCACCGATATGCAGGGGCCTTGCTACAAGGACTGGAAGCGGGCCGAGAAGATTCGCGACGGCGCCCTCGTCGACCCGACGTTCCTGCCGTGCATCTTCGCCGCCGACCCTGCCGACGACCCGTTCGATGAGGCCACCTGGAAGAAGGCGAATCCGAACTACGGCGTCACGCTCAAGCCGGAATACTTCCACCAGTTCTCAGCCAAGGCGCAGCAGTCGCCGTCCGATGAGACGGTTTTCAGGACGCTCCACCTGAACCAGTGGATGTCCTCGACGACGAAGTGGTTGAAGGCCGGCGCCTTTGAGAACTGTGCCGAGCAGCCCCGGCCGGGCGGCGAGCGGATGTGCTACTGCGGCATCGACTTGGCCTCGACGTTCGACACCACCGCGTTCGTGGCGATCTGGCCCGACGACGACGGAACCTACGACATCTACGCCCACTTCTTCATCCCCGAGGAGAACGCCGCCAAGCGCGCCAAGGAGGACCGCGTGCCCTACCTCGAATGGGCCAAGGCCGGATTTGTTACACTTACGGGAGGGGACGTGACTGACTACGACATCGTGCGGGACCACGTTCTAGCTTTCTGCGAGAAGAACGCAGTTAGGGGCGTGGCTATCGACCGATACAACGCCACGCACCTGACTACCCAGCTAGACAACGAGGGGGTCGTGATGAAGCCCTTCGGTCAAGGCTTTGTGTCGATGAACGCCCCGACGAAGCTCCTTGAAACCCTGGTAATTCAGGGGCGATTGCGACACGGCGGCAACCCGGTCCTTCAGTGGCAGGCGAGCAACGTCCAGGTGAAGACCGACGACGCGGGGAACGTGAAGCCGACGAAGAAAAACAGCAGTTCGACTGGCCGCATCGACGGCATGGTGGCCTTGATCATGGCCTTGGGCATCGCCTCGGGCGAGGCCAGGAACGAGCCCGACGAACCAATGCTCATGGTGTTCTGAAGATGGATCAAGCCGACGAAGCAGTCCTTGAAATCATCGAGAACCGGAGCAATCTGGCCCGAATCTTTGAAGAGATTCGTGACACCCGACGGACGACGTCCGGCATTACTGTCAGCCCCGAGACGAGCCTGGAGTGCAGTGCCGTCCTCGCCTGCGTCAGGGTGCTGTCTGAGTCGATCGCCAGCCTGCCGATGAATCTCTACCGTCGCCTCCCCGGCGGCGGCAAGGAGATCGCCGAAGACCAGCACCTCCACGAACTGCTGCACTACCAGACCAACGACTGGATGACGGCGTTTGAGTGGAAAGAGTGGATGATGAGCCAGTTGCTGCTGTGGGGCAACGCCTACAGCAAGATCATTCCCGGCCCGAACGGCGCCGTCGACAAGCTGGAACCGCTCCATGCCTCGCGGATGACGGTCAAGCGGCTAGAGAACGGCAAGCTGCGGTACTACTACCAAGTCCCGCCGACGCTCCTGAACCCGAGCCCAGACCCCGTCGAGTATCGGCAGGAGCAGATTTTTGTGATTCGCTGGCTCTCGTCCGATGGGGTGACAGGCTATGTGCCTGTGACCCTCTCCCGCGAGGCCATCGGCCTTGCCAGGGCAGCGGAGATTCACTCCTCGGCATTCTTCGGGAACAACGCCCGCGGCGGCGCCGTCTTTGAGACCGACCAGCCCCACAAGCCCGAGGTGCTGCGGAGGTTCAAGGATCAGTGGAACGAGATGCTTCAGGGGCCGAAGAACGCATTCTCGACCGTTGTGGTCCCGTATGGATTCAAGAAGCGGCCGGAGGAGATCAACAACGCTACCGCCCAGCTTCTTGAGACGCGAAGATTCAGCGTCGAGGAGTGTGCGCGAATCTACCGCGTTCCGGTCCACCTCCTCGGTGATATGTCGAACGTGCGCTACAACACGGTCGAGCAGTCGGCCATCGACTTCGTCACGTTCTCGCTCATTCCGTGGTGCCGCCGCATCGAGATGGCCTGCCGCCGCGACCTCGTCGTGGACGACAAGACGTACTTCGTCGGCTTCGACCTCAATGCCCTGATGGCTGGCGACTACGAGGCGAAGGCGAAGCACGCCCGCGAGTTCTTCAACATGGGTGCGCTCGACGTCAACGAGCTTCGGGCCTCCATCGGGATGAACCCGCTGGAGGGCGAGGAGGGCAAGAAGCGATTCGTCCAGGTCAACATGGCCCTGCTTGAGGCGTTCACCGCCGCCAACCCGACAGGCCAGAAGCTCACCGACCTGCTCAAGCCCGAGCCGGCCAAAGAACCGGCCATCCCCGGCGAGAAGCCGGCCGAACCGGCCGAGGAGCAGCCCGAGCCGCCGGCCAAAGAGCCGGCCAAGCGTTCGGCGCCAGACCTGTTTGAGGTCTTGTTCATGACCAACGTCCGTCGGCTCGCCGGCCTGGAGATCGACGGCATCTTCGACCGCCGCGGCAAGCCGGAGAAGGTCGTCGCCTGGATCGACCAGATGGGCGAGCGGATGAAGTCCGAGCTACGCGACTGTGCGGAAGCTACCGGGCGAGACATCGCAGAGTTTTCGGCCAATTGGGTAGCCCGCTCGCGAGAAATCCTGCTGGAGTGCCAGCGGAGTGGCCAGAAGTACGAATCAGTCCAGTCGGAGTGGTGCGACAAGCACCTGTAATCATGCCAATCGCCCCTCTCTCAGGCCCAATCTCCTCGGTCGGCAACGTCGTGGACGCGCTCCATCTCTCGCGCAGCCTCCACATGACCGCCATCGAGCAGTACCAAGACCAAGCCGTGCATTTCCGGCGATGGGGATACACGAAACTCGCCGACGCCTTTGACGCCGACGCCGAAGAGGAGCGCGGGCACCTCAAGCTCGTCACCGCGCGGCTGGAGTTTTACGACGTCGAGCCGAAATGCGGCCACGCCGACTCCGAATGGCCGCGGCACGACTACGAAGGCGTCCTCGACTCCAACTACGCCCTTGAATATGGGGCCATGAACGCCGAGCGGGCGAACATCATCGTCGCCAGGAACGCCGGCGACGAGGTCACCGCCGAGATTTTCGCCGAGCTTCTCAAGGGGAGCGAGGCGTCTGTGTCCGACATCGAGGCCACGAAGAAGCAGATCGAGCAAATCGGCCTCGACAACTACCTCGCGAACAAGGTCTGACCATGGATATCGAACGCCGGACAATCGACGCGGTCCCCGAAGTGGAGTTCCGCGAGGATTCCTCGACCGGAAAGCGGCTTCCTGTCCTTCGCGGCTACGCGGCCGTGTTCGACAGCGAGTCGAACAACCTCGGTGGCTTCGTCGAGGTCATCGACAAGCGGGCCTTCGACAGGGTTCTGAGCAAGAATCCCGACGTCTACGCCCTCTTCAACCACGATCGCAGCCTCATCCTGGGCAATACGAGCAACGGGACGCTGAAATTGTCGGTCGATGACTACGGTCTGCGCTACGAAGCGTACCCCGACGACACTTCCGTCGCTCGCGACGTCACGACATGGGTGCAAAACCGCACCGTGAAGGCGTCGAGCTTCGCTTTTGCCGTCGACCGGGCCGCGCCGAACGGCGGCGAGTCGTGGGACAAGGGTCCGCGGGGCCTTCGGAAGCGGACGGTCACCGATATCGCGCTGCTCGACGACGTTTCCGTAGTGACTCGGCCTGCGTATGACGCCTCCAGCGTCGTCGTGAGCCGTCGAGCCATGGAAATGGCCGTTGGTGAGGCGTACCGGCCCAACCAAACGATGTCGAACGCGGCAAAACGGGGCCTGAAGGCCGCCGCGAACGACAATCAGGTCGATCCGATGCTGATTTCGATCGCCGAACGCATCGCCGACCGCCAAATCGTCGTCGTCGAGGACGTTTCTCGCCTCTCGGAGGTGATGGAGCGGTGCGCGGCGGCGAAAAACGCCGGTTGGACGGGCACTCTCCCCTGGATCGAGTGGCAACTGGCCGGCGGCGACAGCGGCGAGAAGTGGATTCAGCGCCGGACGGAAGAACTCGGCATTGAGGCCCGAAAAGCCATCGCCGACATCGACTTCACGCCCCCCGAAGGCGTGCGGAAAGAGGCCGCGAAGGGCTTGGAGTGGCGGCGGGAGTTCAATCGAGGCGGAACGGCGATCGGCGTCGCCAGAGCCCGCGATCTGAGCAACGGCGCGAAGGTCAGCCCCAGCACCGCCAAGCGGATGAAGGCGTACTTCGACCGCCATGAGGTCGACAAGAAGGGCCAAGGCTGGTCGCAGGGCGAAGACGGCTTTCCCTCTCCGGGTCGGGTCGCCTGGGCTCTGTGGGGTGGCGATCCTGGCAGATCATGGGCCAACAGCCTCGTCGAGCAGATGAATGCTGGCGGCGAGCGCGCCGCTGCGTACCCCGAAGACGACGACGAAACACTCAAGAGCTACGAGGACACCGACATGACCGAACGAGACATGGCCTTGACCAACGCCTACCGCGACATCGGAACGAAGATGGGCGATTGGACCGAGGAGGACTGCTATTACCTCGACGAGAAGACTGGCAAGATCATGTGCCGCTCGACGAAGGATGAATCCGAGGGCGCGAAGTCAGCCATGAGCGCGATGGACAACCTCAACGCGGCGCCGAATGAAGGTGAGCAGCGTGAGGCCGCAGTTGTTGAGGAACCTGCAACAACTGAACCGCCGGCCCCGCTCGCACCGACGCAAAAGCAGCGCGACGATGCCGAGGCGATCGCGGCCATCGCAGCGCTTGACGCAGTCGTGCTGGAGACTCACTTGCACGACAGTAGCGCAACAACGTAGGTTGAAAGTATCAGACATTGATGCTCCGCGACGGACGTTGCGGAGAGCAGTGCGAGTGACTTGAGGACTCAGGTCGCGGCGCGCTAGCGGGCAAATCACCCGCCAGCCGCCGCACACCCGCGTTGGCTGGCTCACAATCAGGAGCAAGCCGACCATGTCCAAGAACCTCAAGAGCCTCCAGAACCGCGCTGCTGCCGTCGCGAACCAGATGCGGGCGCTGTCGAACCTCACCGACCGCACTCCCGAGCAGGACGCGGAACTCAAGACGCTCGTCGGGCAGTCTGGCGAAATCCGTCAGCTTCTCGCTTTCGAGGACAACATCGCCAAGGCCGAGGCCGAGCTTCGCTCGACCATCGATCAGGCCGCTCCCGCTGCTGCGACCGCCCCCGCCGCCCCTGTCGTGCAGGAGCCGGCGACGAAGGAGCTTCGGGCCAAGAAGACCCTCGCTGACCTGGAGATTCGGGGCGTTCACGTCCCCCACCACACCCAGCTTCGGGCCTTCAACGAGCGCCCCGAGGACGTCGAGACCGCCTACCGCTGCGGCCGGTGGCTCAAGGCCCACGTCTTCAAGAACGCCGACGACATCCAGTGGTGCAAGGACCACAACGTCGAGGCCCGTGCCCTCGGTGAGAACACCAACTCGGCCGGTGGCGCCCTCGTCCCCGAGGAGTTCGCTGCTCGCGTGATCCGGCTCGTCGAGACCTACGGCACCTTCGCCGCGTCGAGCGTCGAGAAGGTGACGATGAACCGCGACACCATGATCATCCCGAAGCGGGTGACTGGCACCACGGCCTACTTCATCGGCGAAGGCGTCGCCTCCACCGAGAGCCAGCCCAGCTACAGCAACGTGCAGTTGGTCGCCAAGAAGCTCGCCGTCTCCACGCGGATGTCTTCGGAGGTTGTCGAGGACAGCCTGATCTCGATGGCAGACGCAGTCGCCGCGGAGTTCGCTACTTCGCTTGCATTTCAAATCGACGGCTGCGGATGGATCGGAGACGGAAGCTCCTCCTACGGCGGCATCTTCGGGATCGTCAACAAGCTCGCGAGCAACGCCTCCCCGGCGGCCCTCCAGACCGCTATCGCCGGCCACGTCTCGTTCGAGACGCTGACCATCGACGACTTCCTCAAGCTCATCGGCAAGCTCCCGCTGTACGCCCGCCAGGGCGCCCGGTTCTACATCTCCCCGGCCGGCTACGCGGCCTCGATGGCTCGCCTCCGCTACGCCTCGGGCGGTAACACCGTGGCCGACCTCGGCGGCGGTGTGACCGAGACCTTCCTCGGCTACCCAGTCGAGCAGGTCCACGTCATGAACAGCACCCTCGGCTCCGACCCCTCGCAGGTCAAGGTGCTGTTCGGCAACCTCGGGCTGTCCTCGATCTACGCTCGCCGCCGGGACTTCTCGGTGCGGATGTACGACCAAGTCTACGCCACGACCGATCAGTTGCTCCTCCAGGGCACGATGCGGTTCGACATCGTCCATCACACCCTCGGCACGAAAGACCCGGCCGGGACCGACATCGCCGGCCCCGTGATCGCCCTCAAGACCGCCGCGTCTTGAGCCTGAAACTACCCCACTAGACCTCTCACAGGAGCAACCAGCGCTATGATCCACACGCAGATGGAAAAGATCGTCGCCGCGGTCCCGGCCTCGGTCGGCAGTTCGGCAGTGACCCTGACCGTCGACGCCCTCGGGTACGACCAAGTCAGCTTCGTGGCGGTCCGGGCCGCCAACGCGGCCACGACCTTCGCCTCGGTCCTGAAGGTCGAGCAGTCCAGCGACGACTCGACCTACGTCGCCGTCCCCGGTTTCACCGGCGGAACGGACTTCACGATCGCCCAGGCGACGACCGTCACCGCCGTGGCCTACAAGCTGGACGTCGATGCCAAGGCGCTCCGGCGCTACCTGAAGCTGACGGTCACTCCGTCGGCCTCGATCAACATGGTGGCCTCGGCTCGTCTGTCGCGTGGCGAGAACGCCCCGACGACCGCGAGCGAGGCTGGCTGCATCGGTTGGGTGGTTGGCTGATCTCATGCGGGACGGCCATTGACGGCCGGCAAGGCGCAGGGAAGCGCGCCCGCTCCTTATTTGGAGCGTCAAAATGCTGGTTCGCGTCGGAAACACAGAAGCCGAAGTGAAGGTCGCCGCGGTCATGTCCATGCCGCGGCTGGGCTTCACGGACAACTTCTTCTGCGTGGCGTCGGCCCTGGCGCCACACGGCATCTCGCCGGTCAAGGTCACGGGAGCCTACTGGGGGCAGAGCCTCCAGATGGCCATCGAGTCGGTCGTCGAGGACGCCGACTGGGTGCTGACCATCGACTACGACACGATCTTCAGCGCGAAGACCGTCGAGGCCCTGCTCACGCTCGCGATGTGGAGCGGAGTCGACGCGATCGCCCCTCTCCAGGTGAAGCGGGAGGCCAACGCGGTCATGTTCGCCCTGGCGGGCTCGACGCCGGACGAGCAGACGCAGGTCGGCGACGACTGGTTCAAGAAGCCGGTGCAGCCGGTCGAGACCGCGCACTTCGGCCTGACGTTCCTTCGGGCCTCGGCCCTGAAGGCCACGCCGCGGCCGTGGTTCGTCGAGACGGCCAACGAGAAGGGTACTTTCGATGGCGGCCACATGGACTCCGACATCGCATTCTGGAAACAGTTCCGCAAGAGCGGGCACAAGCTGGGGCTGGCGACGCACGTCAGCGTCGGCCACGCCGAACTGATGATCACTTGGCCGTCGCGGCAGGTGGCCGACTGCAAGGTTCTCCAGCACACGACGGACTATTGGAAGCACGGCCAGAAGGCACCAGAGAAGGCTTGGGGGCAGGTATGAAGATTCGCATCCTCATCGGATTCGACGGCTACGAGGCCGGTCAGGTGTTCCCCGACTGGCCTGCGGGCATGTGCGAGTCGTTGATCGGGCGGCGGATGATCGAGGAAGTCAAGGACGAGCCGGCACCGGCGCCCGAGCCGAAGCCGGTTGTGGCCGGCAAGAGGAAGTAGCTCATGGACTACATCGTCTTCGGGACGCCGCAGCGGCCAACCCCGACGATCACGCCATTCCGAAGCCTCGTCCGCATCTCGCAGCCGGCGGTCGAGCCGGTGTCGCTCGCCGAGGCGAAGGTGCAGGCCCGCGTCGACACCGAGGCCGACGACGCCTACATCCAGGCGTTGATCGCCGTCGCGCGGCAGTACGTCGAGGACATCCTCGATATCACCCTCCTTACGACCGTCTGGGAGACGTCCTACGACCTCTTCCCGGTCTGGGCGATCGTCCTGCCTAGACCGATGCTCCAGGCGGCCAACATCACTGTGACCTATCGCCTTGGGGACGGCTTGACGTCCACCAAGAGCAGCGCGGCCGGAGACTTCAGGGTCGACACCCGCACGGTCCCCGGCCGCATCTATCCCAACTGGTCGGACACATGGCCCGGCGTCCGCGGCGACGAGAACAGCGTCGTCATCAACTACACCGCCGGCTTCGGCGACGACGGGTCGAGCGTGCCGCCGGTCTACAAGCACCTGATCATGGTTCTGGTCGCGCATTGGTATGACACGCGGCAGATCGTGGCGCCGGGCACCTACGGGACGATCCCGAAGACGTTCGACACGCTGCTGGCCGTGGCTGATCTGGGGGTATTTAGGTAGTAGCGGGCTGGAATTAGGTAGCAAACTAGGTATTCCGATGACACTTCGCTCCAAACTCGACGTCGATCTCGTCTGCCATGACGCCGGCACGGCGACGTTTGTCGTCAACAGCGTCTCCGACCACTTCCTCATTGAGCCGAACGTCATTCAGTACATCGGATCAGCGACCGTGGGCACGTCGGCGATCTCGATCTCCGGCCCGACGGTACTGTCGACTTTGGTCGTCAAGAACGAGGGGGCGCAGCCCCTGCGGCTCGCTGGGGCGATCGACGTCTCCGCGGGCCGCGTGGCGGTCCTGCCGGTCACGGCGACGGTCACGGTGGCCTCGGTGAGCGGCCAGGGCTCCTACACGGCGTTGTGGGTGGGCTGATGATTCATGCCGGCATGATGCGAGAGCGGGTGCTTCTCCAGAAGCCGGCGACGAACCGGACGGGCATGGGGTCTGCGAATCTGGAGTGGGAGGACGTCTCGGAGGTGTGGGCCAGCGTCTTGGGGCTTTCGTCCCGCGAAATCCTCCAGGCCATGCAGGCCAACGCCATCGTGAGTCACAAGGTCCGCATCCGGTTCTACCCCGGCATCGAACACACATGGCGGATGGTGTGGCGGGGCCGCGTGATGGAGATTTCGAGCATCGTCGAGCGTGAAGTTCGGGCGATCCATGAGATTCTGGCGAAGGAGGTGACGTGATGGCTGTCGGCCTCCCGTCGATCACTCAGAACAACCCGACGCCCCGCGACATCGGCGGCTCGACGGGCTTGGAGCAGGTCGGCCAGTTCGTAACCATCCGCACGTCGGGCGTCCGCGAGCTTGTTGACCGGCTGAACTCACTCGTCACCGCTGTCGAGGCCAACGAGACGCTGCGGAAGATCGTCCGCAAGGCTTCGCGGATCGTCATGGAAGAGTACAAGGCCATGGCCGAGCGCCATGAGGCCACCGGCAACCTCGCCAAGTCGGTTACGGTCTTCCGCCGGTCCTATAACAACGGGCGCGGCGGCAAGGCCGCAGTCGACATCATCGGCCCTCGGCAGACCGGCCGAAGCGCCTCTCGGCAGGGTGCGGAATCGGGCAATCACGCATGGTTGGTGGAGTTCGGCAGCGGCCCGCGACGCCCTGGAACGCAGGGCCGACGGACCTACGTCAACGTCCACCAGTCGATCAACGGGCGAATGAAGCTGCACCCCGGCAAGTCGATGAACGACGACCAGTTCAAGAACGCCGGTCGCGGTTACTACTTCCTCATGGGCAGCTTGCGTGAGCGCGCAGGTGCCGGCGGGACGCCTGGGTACTCTCGCGATTTTGCCGTAAACGGCAACGGTAAGCAGCATCCGATCACTCTCCGGCCCGGCGAGACCATCGCTCCAATGCCCGCCCTACACATCATGTCGGACGTCATCACGGCCTGTAGCGGGGAAGTCTTGATGTCCTTGGAGATCGGCCTGATCAACGCCATCAACGCGAGGCTCAATTGATCATCTCGCCGGAACGTCACATTCACCTTCGCCTGACGGCGTCCCCGCGGGTCGCGCGGCTCGTCGGATTCGGCGTCTATTCGATCGCCGTCCCGAAGGACGCCACGTTCCCGCTCATTGTCTACAAGCGGGCGAGCATCGGCCGCGAGACGTCACTCAGCGGCCCGATCTATGTGCCGGAAGTGAGCCTTCAGTTCGGTTGCTGGGCGCGCGACTATGACTCCGCGCGAGAGCTTGGCGACGAGGTTCGTCTGCTCCTCGATGGATACATCGGCACCCTCGCAAACGCTACAATACAAGATATGAGGCTGATTTCGGAGGTGGACGACTTCCTTGAACCAACGGTTCAAGGGTCGCAGCTTCCGGCAGCCTACGAAATACGGCAGATGTACCGAGTCCGGTGGCAAGACGCCGCAGTCTGAACCAGCAAGGAGGCTTCTTCGATGGCAGGCATTTCCGCACAGGGTCTGACGTGTTCTTTCGGCGGCACCGTCCTGACGGTGACGAGCGTTCAGGTCAGCGACCAACAGGACTTGATCGATGGCAGTCATCTCGGAATCGCCCCGAACGGCCGCAAGGAGTTCGTCGGTGGGTTCGCAACCAACCGCGAGGTGTCTGTCGACGTCATCTCGACGACCGTCCTCACGGCCGGCACGTCTGGGGTGCTTTCGATCACCGGGCCGATGGTGTTCTCGGGCAACTCGACCATCACCTCGGCGAGTACCGGCGGCTCCGTCGGCGATCTCATCAAGGGCAGCGTCGTGTTCAAGGTTGCCTGACGACGGGAGTGTGAAGCATGGCCGGCGTTACAGCGCAAGGCGCCACGTTCACATTCAACGGGGCGGTGGCGATCATTACCGGGCTGTCGATCAATACGCCGAAGGCGGAAATTGTCGACATGACCGGGATCAACGATCCCGCGAATACGACGGTCATGATGCCTACGGGAGCCATAAGCCCTGGCAGCGTGACCGTCGACTATGTCCACATCGCCGGGGGCCTCGACCCCCAGGCGGTGATCGGCGTTCGGGGGCCGCTTGTCTTCGGCTCGCCGGGGTACAGCGTCACCCGGAACGCCATTCTTGAATCAGCCAGCACGGAAGTCAGGTCTGGCGATGTCGTGCGAGGTTCCCTGAACTTCGTGATGACAGATTACTACGGTCCCTGAACGAGGTTTTCTCATGGCCGGTCTCTCTGCCAGTCAGATCATTTCCGCCGACGACGCCAAGATCGAGGCGATCGAGGTGCCCGAGTGGGGCGGCACGGTGTACGTCAAGACGCTCCGCGGGACCGATCGCGACGCCTTTGAGGAGTCGCTGTCGAAGGAGAAGGACAAGCCCTTCCGGTCGCGATTCCTGGTGATGACGCTCTGCGACGAGCGTGGATCGCTGCTGTTCAAGCCCGAGCAGGTCGCCGCCCTCGGCGAGAAGTCGAGCCTCGTCCTCAACCGCGTGTTCGACGCGGCCTGGGCGATCAACTACTTCACGCCGGAGAAGGTCGAGGAGTTGGGAAAAGATTCGCCGAGCGGCCAGAGCGACGCTTCTACTTCCGCCTAGCTCTGTCTCTCGGCAAGACGGTCAAACAGCTACTTGCGGAGACCGACTCGCAGGAGCTTATGGAGTGGTGGGCATTCGACCAGCGATGGCCGTTGCCCGACCACTGGCAGCAGACGGCGCGGTTGTGTCGGATCGTGATGTGTTCCTCGGGGAACTACAAGCGAGGCGACATCCCCGACGAGGCGACGTTCATTCCAGCGGCACGGAAGTTGGAGCAGACTCAGGATCAGATCATCGCTGAACTGATGAAGCTCAATAGGAAGCCCGGCGACGACATCAACGAGAACGTGTGATGGGCTACCTCGGTAAAATCTCCGCCGTCGTCTCGGTCAACACCGGGGATTTTGCTGCCAAGCTGAACCGCTGCAAGGGCGACGTCGAAGGATTCGCTTCGTCCACGAAGGCTTCCCTGGCGAACGCATCGCGGGATGCCGGGAAGTCCTTCGGCAGCATCTATACGCAGGTGCAGAAGCTGGAGCGGGCGCTAAAGGCCGCCTCGGCGCTTGATTTCACCGGCCTCAAGGGCTTTGATGGCAAGGGCCTCAAAGAGGCTTCTGACCAGATGCGTCAGATGCACGAAATTGCATCGCAGCTTTCGGCGCCGCTGGCGAAGACCGTGGCCGAAGTCGACGCAATGTCGCACGCGATCAAGTCGACCCTGCACTACGCCATGGAGCAGGCGCAGGGCGATGTCCAGATGCTTCAGACGAAGATGGAGACGGTCGGGAGCGTCGCCGCGAAGGAGTTTGGCAAGGCCGAGGAGAAGGTCAGGAGCTTTGCCGCCGCCGCGAAGCTGGCGGCCGAGGCGACGCAGGGCGCGTCGTCGATGGGCGGCGGCGGGAGCTTCCGGTTCCAGAGGCCGGGCCTGAGCGACGAGTTCAAGCGAGGCGGGCAGTTGTACGGTAAGGTCGACGCCCTGCCAGCCGGGCGAGTGACCAGCGAACTCGTCAAGCTCATCGACTTGCAGAAAGCTGCCGCGGCCAACGCAGTGAAGCTCACCACGGCGATGGCGGCGTCGCCAAGCGAGGCCGCCGCTTACGGCCTTGAAGCGACCCAGAAGGCTCTAACGGACATCAACGACTCGATCGAAAAGGTCATCCAGTCGTATGCGGCGATGGATGCCGCCGAGGCCGCTGCGGGCGCGTCGGCCGCCGCCGCTGCCGCGAAGCGAGCCGAGGCCGACGCGAAGTGGGCGACGCTCGGGCCGGCGGGAGAGCGGGCGAGAAGCACCGCCCCAATGTTTGAATCCCTCGGGGCGAACGTCAAGCGATCCGCTGACGAGCGAGAAGCGAGGGAAGCGGCAGAGCGGGAGAAGAGAGCCGCACAGTGGGCAGGGCTGGGGGCTGCCGGAAAGGCGGCGAGTGGCACTTCCCCGATGTTTGAAAAACTTGGCGTCCTTGCGTTCAAGCAGAAAGAGGAAGCCGAAAAGCGGGCCGCTGCCGACAAAGCGAAGTTTGACGCCCAGGCAAAGTCTGAAGCCCAATCGCTTCTTCGTTTGGAGCAGTCTCGGCTCCAGGTGATGACGGGCGAGGCTCAGTCGGTGTCCCAGCTTGCGTCCCAGTATGCCAGCGTTCTGTCCCGCGTTGAAAAGCTCTCCGCAGCCCAGCGGGCGTCCGTCAAGGCCGTAGTGGACGCCAACGCGGGGATGGTCGAGTACGCGATCTCGTCAGGGACCGACGCCGACGTCTCTGGGGTTCTGGCCGAGGTCAAGGCCATTGAGTCGGCGGTTGATGCCGCCGAAGACCTCGACGCGAAGCAGAAGGCAGCCAAGAAGAGCGCCGACGACCTTCTTGGTCTCCAGCAGGGCTACGCCCAGTCGTTGTCTGGGCAGTCTCAGAACATCGCGCAGTTGCGATCGACATATGACGGGCTCATCTCCCGGTTTGAAAAGCTGTCGGCAGCACAACGCGCGACGTTGGCGGCCGGCGGGTTCTCGATCAGTGCGGACAAGGTCCAGCAGACCCTTTCCAGCGGCGATGATTCCAAAGTAGCGGGCACGCAGACGGCCGTGATGTCGATGGAGTCCGCGCTTGCAACCGTGGAAGACCTCGACGCGAAGCAGAAGGCCGCCAAGAAAAGCTCCGACGACCTTCGCGACTCGCTCTCCAAGATCGGTGACTCGATTGGAACGCCAGCCGCACCGATCGATCAGGCCCGCGAGGCGATCGACCGCATGAACGCGGCGATCGAGAAGGTCAAAGACCCCGCCGCGAAGGCAAAGGCCGCCGCGGCGGCTGCCGCAATCAGAAAAGATATCGAGGCCGAGGTTGCGGTCTCGGCGGCAACCGGGAGCGCGCCGGCCGGCAGCGTCATTTCGGGGACCGCGGCGAAAGCCACAAGCCTTGCTGACGCGACCGAGGCGATGAATAAGCGCAAGACCGCCACTGATCTTTTCGGCCCCGCAATCGGGTCGTCTGAGCGAAAGATCGACGGCCTCAAGACGAAGGTGGTCGCGCTACACGGAGAGTTTGACAAGCTCTCTCAACCGCTCCAGAAACTCCTCGGCGGTGCGATGACGAAGTTGCGAGATGACCTCGCAAACCTCACGCCGGCGTCGTCTGCCGCGGAGGTGAAGAAGGTCGCCACGGAGTACGGGAAACTTGAGCAGTACATCAAGAGGCTCAATCAGTCGGCATCGTTCAAAGGCTCGTTCGGAGACTTTCTGAACGATTCGTCCGTCAAGTATTTCCAAGCGCAGCTTCAAACGGTCCAGACGCAGATGGCCGCGGTGGGCGCCGAGGCGAAAGGCCCGGTTGCCGACGCAATCAAGAAGTACCGCAGCGAACTGTCCGCCGCGGCGCGAGCGGGCACCCTCGGAACTGACGCAACTCGGCAGAAGATGAAGGGCCTTGTCCAAGACATCGCCAACGCGGCTGTCGAGTCGGGGAAACTGTCGAAGGCACAAGCGAAGGCGTTTGTCGGCGGCGTTATGAGGTCGGGCGATATCGGCAGAGGTGGTGCTGACAAGGCGGCCCTCGCGCTCAACCAAGCAGCCTACGCAGTCGACGATTTCATGTCCTCGACCGGCGGCGTCGAGCAGAAGATTCGGGCGATCAGCAATAACGTATCTCAACTCGGGTTTGTGCTTGGCGGCACGAAGGGGCTCTTCGTGGCTCTTGGCGTGACGATCGCCGCACAAGCAGCCGTCGCGTTCTACAAGTTTGTCAGCGGCGGAAAGACAGCCGAAGACACGACCAAAGCCCTGAATGATGCACTCGACAAGCAGAAGAACACGGTCACTGAGCTTTCAAGCTCATACCGCGAACTTGCCAAGTCCATGTCGATGTCGTCGGCAGCACAGAAGGGCGTCGACAATGCCGGCGTGCTGGGCGCTGTTGCGAAGGGGAACTACGAAAACCGAATGTCGCGGCTGACCGGAGTGAACTCGGCCGTCGTGTCTGAGCGAGCGATGTCTGTGGCAATCCAGAGAGCCACGGAGTCTTCATCCCTCACGACCAACGCCGGGACGTTGATCTACCGAAATGAGAGGCTAAAGCAGTCGCAGACAAGGGAGCGGCTCGCCGAAGCAGGCGCTCGCCGAACGCCAGCGGGGAGGATTGAAGACCTTCAGGCAATGCGTGACAGGAGGTCCGCAATTGTCACCAGCATGAACGACGACTTTGCGGCGAAAGTGGACGAGTCGCTGGGGCTTGACCCCCGGTTTAGCGGGGCATTTAACCGCCTGTCGAAGGAACTGGAAGTCCTTGAGGAACAGATCCGCGCAACTGAAGGTGTCATCAACGATTGGGCTGACAGCCTGGGGATGTCCTCGGTAGCCGCCGCACAGACGATAAAGCTACGCATTGAGACCGCGGGCCAGCTTCTCGCCTCGGCGATTGAGGCTGGAGTCCCTGGAGCTAGGTCATTCCAAAACCAATTGGACTCGCTCTCGTCCGAGCTTTCCGGGGCGTTGAATGACCTTGCCAACGCATCGGAGCAGACCGGCGAACGCAGGGGCATGGAATCGTCCGACGCAAGAGGTCGTGTGAAGGCCGTCTTCGACAGGACCGCCGATCTCATCGCCGAAACTCTTTCGTACCGGATCAACGCCGCATTCGCGCGCGCGGGATCAAAGGACGCCTTGGGGCAGATGGCCGGGAATGCGAGGTTCGCGGGCAACAGAGCCGTACTTGTTGGCGCCGCGGCAAGAAAAGATGTCGCAGACGCCCAGCTTGGAGTCAGGACAACTCAGCTATCGACGGCTACGGCCGAAGCCAACCGAATCCAGTCGGAGGGCAGGAAGCGAGTCGGCGATGCTGAGCAAGACCTCCTCAACGCACAGAATCAGACGTACATCAAAGGCGACGAGGCAGCGAAGGCTAGGATCGCCAAAGAAATCGAATCTGCTCGCATCGAAGTGGAGTCGCAGAAGAAGGCAGCAAACGCAGCGAACCAAGCGGCCAGTGCGGACGTAGCCGCGGCGACGGCTGCGCGAGACAAGGCACAGTCGGACGCCCAAGCAGCCGACGCTGTCGACAAGCTCGCCGCTGCCGCCGCGCAGGCAGCGCTCGACATGGAGCAGTTCCTCGGACGCACTCGGAAGATCGGCGAAGGCGGCCTCTCTGCATCCGAACAGTCCGCCGACATCCGCCAGCAGATGTTCATGCGTCGCCCGACTGAAGCCAACCGAGCGGCTCGCGACGAAGCAGAGAGGCAATTGATCGTTGATCGCGAGCGTGTCGCTAGAGCGAACTCGCAGCTTGATCAGCGACGAGCGCAGGCTGAGATGGACCCTGTAGTACTCAAGGCGAACGATCTCATTGCCGGTGCCCAGGAGGAGCTTGCGAGGCTCCAAGCAGAGGCGGCGACGAATGGCGTCGCGGTCGATCCCGCTAGGGTCCGACAGTTGCAGGACGTCGAGGCGGCGGCTCGCGCCGACCGCGACCGTCGCGTCTTCGACATGACCGGAAAAGAGCGTGAGGCGCAGGAGCAGGCGGCCAGGGAGATGGAAGGGCGACGCAAGCAGGCCGAAATGGATCAGCGGGCCGGCGAGTCGAGGGCCGCCGAACGTGACCGCGTCCGGCAGGGTCGCGAGGACGCAATGACCAGCCGTGAGCGTCGAGTCCTTGAGGCAGCCCGGTCGTCGGAGAACATGGCCGCCGCAGCCGGCGAGTTCGCCGACCCCGTCGCGAGGACGGCGTTCATCCAGAAATACTTTGACAATCAAGCGGAGGAGATGCGCAAGGCAGGCCCCCTCGGACAAGCCCAAGACGAGCGATTCAACGCGCAGATGGCTGGCCCGTCGCGGCAGGCCCTGAACGCATCGGACATCACCACCTCGGACGGCGCCAAGGAACTCAATCGCCTTCTCCGCGGCGAGGACTCTTCTCGGGACGTCAATTTCGCAGAGATGAAGCAGCAAACAGAACTGCTCCAGATAATCGCCGAAGGAATCAAGGCGGCAACTGGTGTAGCGGTCCAATTCTAGGAGCAGACATGGCAGACCTCACCATCGGAACATCGATCATCGTCAGCAAGGGGAGCCTTTCGGCAAACCTCTACTCCGCAAACGTCACGGCCACGATGAGTCAGTCGGGGCTCAAGACGACCGTCTACACGCTCTCGTCGACTGCGGTGTCGCTCTCGACGGCGAACCTGTCCTCGGTCGGTATAGCCCAATTCTGGAACATCTCCGGGGACACAAACGCTACCGTACTAGTGTCTTCGGTGAGCGGGGCGAGCGTTGTGGGGTTTGCCGCCCCCCGGCCGGGAGAGCCGGCACTCATGCGGCTCGCGGGCGGCGTCAGCTTCCAAGCCACGGGCCACACCGCCGCGATCCTTCGCGTCGACATCACTGAGGGCTGATCGATGCCGAAGTACGCAACAGAACTGACGCAAGGGCAGGCGTTCTCGCGAACGGCGCAAGATAGCGGTACGAGCGATACGGCGCAGAGGGTGTACAAGGTCGTACTGATGCACCCGGCCGAGGTGTTCAATCCTCAGACGTACACCGGAACCTACATAGGCAGTAGGCACCCAACAAACCTGAACCTTGTCTGCACGTCGTTTGACGCAAAGTTTGAAGGTGACAGCCGGATGGTGGCGGTCGTCACGTTCAACTACCAATCCTATGCGTCGGCCTCCGCATCCGGGGGGAGAGTAGACCCGAAGACTGTCACCCCAGCAGCCCGCCCAGCCAACTGGACTACCGACGTTTCGCTCGTAGAAATCCCAGCGCCGACGTGGAGAGCCGCTTCCATCAGCACAGGCAAAAGCGCCGGCAGTTGGAAAGTTCCGGTCAATCCGGCCGGCGACCGATACGAGGGCGTGACAAAACTGGTCCCGACGACAACCATTCGTATTGATCAGCTTGAGGCCAACGACCCTCTCTTAAACAACCAGTGGGTCGGGTACATCAATAGTGAGCCATTCCAGATTGGGAGCCTCGGAATCCTTCGGCACACGCTCCTGCTTCGCGGAATCAGCAGCAAGCCGCACGTCGAGACATTCGGTGACCAGACTTTCCGTGGCTGGATGGCGACTTACGAGTTTTCTCATCGCGAGAACTACACGAAAATCAACGACGCTGTGGATTGCAGCCCAGGGTGGGACAAGCTTCAGATTGTCGAGGGCTACAACGTGATGAATGTCGCAGGCGCGGAGAACAGGGCAGATGTTGACTCCGACGGATTAGCGCTTGAACACGCGAATTACGAAGTCGTCGTACCCCGGAAGATCGTCGCAGCCTTGGTTGGCAAGAAGTCGAAGGCCATGGTCGCCATTCCGTCAGTCGACGCGAGGGGCGGAATGTTCCAGCGCCCGGCATCCTCGCCGATTGCGTTGAACTCCGACGGCACGCCGCGGCTGATCGACCCCAACGTGGCAGGCGCACTTGATCCGACGATCCTTCGATACCAAGTCCAGAACGAAATTGATTTCGCCATCCTGAATCTCAGGCTAACGTAGACTATGTCAGACCGATACGTCCTCACCGGCGGCCTGCTGAACAAGCTGCGGGACACCGTCCGCACTGTCGACGGCATGACCGGCGGCGAGGAAGAACCAACGAGGGTCACGTTCTCCGAGGCGGCCTACGCCAATCGCCCCGTCCGCATCGGCACCTTCGGCACCGCGGCCTGGAGCATCAACTCCTCCAACACCGTGACCCTGACGAACGTCGGCGTGACGGGGTACACGGTGCTGGCGACGAATGTGTTCGGCACGATCACCGCCATGGGGTCGACTCTCGCAGGGACCACGCGGCCGTGCGCCGTCGCGAAGGACGGGACCGCGTGGTATTTGATCCAGCCCGTGCCGTCGACAGGTGGCGCGAAGGCCGGGACATTTACCGGCGGGTGGGGTTTGGGCTCAGACAAAGAGGTGACTTCCATCGTGACAGGAGAGGTGATCAACGTCACGAACCTGATTTACTCGATCCCCGACACCGGCGAAACCATGTCATGTGTCGTTGTCCAAGAGGGTACGGAGTGGCAACTGGCGAACGTGCAGCACATGGGCACGTCAGTTCTTACGAAGGTCGCCATTGAGGGTTCGGCGCTCGTTTTCAGTCGTGCGGCGATCCAAGTCATCGGGCAGACCTCGTCGCCGACGTCGTTCCCGCTCTCGACGTGCAATACATATTCTGGGTCGACGGTCGCGCCTACTTCGGTGGCGGGGCCAAGCGGAGTCTCGTCGTTCTCGTCCACGTCTTTCTTTCTGGGGTGAATCATGCCGGAAGGCTTTAAGATGGTCGCCAAGACCTTGACGGCAACCACACCGATAACGATTGCCACCATGGGGACGGCAAGCGTGGCCGTTTTTCGCGGCGTCACCTTCTGCAACACCAACACTTCTACGTCCGCCGCCTACGATCTGCTCATCATCCCCAACGGACTTACCGCGTCTGTCTACATGGTCAAGGGGGCGTCTCTCGCCTCCCAAGCTACAGGGCAGCCACTCAACAGCACTCTCGTCCTCAACTCGGGCGACACGCTTCAAGCAAGGTCGAGCGTCTCAAACGCGATAGACGTGACCGCTTCCTACCTAGAGTCATACTGATGGCGTTCATATGGAACGGCGACTTCTTGATGGCGGACGGCGGGTTTGCCATTTCAAACGACTGCTGCTGCAAGTTCTACACCTGCTACTGCTATGTGCGCGCGAATAACTACGGATCGCAGATAGTAGAGCGGCGAATCGTCAGGTATCGCGCTCCCGAGTGGGACGATGCCGAACAGAAGTGGGTTTTTCCTGACGGCCAGCCGTGCGTACCACCAGGGGCTCAATGCACGGTCACTTACACTGGCATCTTAGTCACTAACTGCGGTTGCGCCGTCGGCTACGGCGGATCGTCTGTGTCGTGGAGCAGAATGGACTGCCTCCAGCCATCTACCTGCCCAACAATACTCCCACCTCCATGATTCTCGTCAACATCCTCGCTATCCGAGACGCCGCCAAGTACCGGCCCAGCGGGTACGAAGAGGAGATGCTCTCGGCCGGTGTCATCGATGGCGACTACGTCCAGATCGCGGACGACGCCTACGACGCCCTGTTCCTGAAGTACATCGGCAGCATTCGGCCGTGCGGGCCGGGCTGCCAACTCAAGCGGATTCTGGAGGCATGGGGGTTCGTTGCCCAGCCGGGCTGCAAGTGCGAAGCCCGCGCGGTCATCATGGACGACTGGGGGGCAGACGAATGCTCCACGCCAGATCGGATGAAGGAAATCTGCGGCTGGCTCAAGGAGGAGGCCGACGCCAGAGGACTCCCCTTCGTGTCTGCCGGCGCTGCCGTGGGGGTCAGGAGAGCAATCAAGCTCGCCAGGAAGAACGCCAAGGCAGTCGCTGCCGTCCAATCCCCCCCATCCTGACACCACCCAAGCAGGGCATGGTAAGCTACCGGCCATGACATCGCCGCCGGAAAAACGATTCGACGTCGGGGAGGCCGAGGAGGTCTTCGACAGCGATGTCGACGGCCTGCCGAATATGCCGCCCCAGGACGACATCGGCTGGCTGCGGACCCCAAAGAGGCCCACCCATGAAGACAAAGCCGCCAAGGCTCCTCGATCGCCTCAAGGTGGAACTCGCAAGCCCCGCAAGACCTAGGTTCCGGTGGCTGTTGGACCTGCCCGAAGACGTGCGGACTGACCTTGAGGAGGCCAAACGGCTATGGCGCGACGGGACGTACAAGGTCACGGCAAACCGGATGGCAAAGAAGCTGATCGCGGCTCTGGCAGAGTTGGGCGTGGACCCGCTCCCCGGCCGGACGACCGTCCACGACTGGCTGGAAAGCTGATCGCCGACGACCCGTCGATCCTCGGGCCGCCGCAGATCACGACGAAGATCGAGGGCGACCAGACGATCGTCCACTCGGCCAGCCACGGCATCAAGACCGTGGACGACCTCCTCCGGCACATCGAGGCCGACCTGACGAAGTACGAGGTCGCCTACAGCGAGGCGACCGTCTGGGAATCCCCCTGCGGTGACGCCAAGGTGCCGCTCTATCGCGTCTGGGTGCGACTCAGGCCCCGCGGCGGCCCCGGCGTCCTCGACGCTGTGAAGGCCATGCTCGACGGCGCCGCGGCCTCCATGGCCCGCAAGGCACGAAAGCCGCACCGCGAGCGGGCCGGCGGCGCGTGGCAGGTGTTGGTTGTGGCCGACGTCCACCTCGCCAAGCTGGCCTGGACGCCCTCGACCGGCGAAGCCGACTACGACCTCGACATCGCGACCCGCATTTTGGGCGACACGTCCCACGAACTTGTTGCCAGCGGCGACAAGTTGTTTCGACCCGCCCGTCGAACAGTGGCCTTCTGCGGAGACCTGTTCCATTTTGACACGCCCCGTGGCACGACGAGCAGCGGCAACACCTACCTCGACCGCGACTCCCGCATCCAGAAGATGCTCGACACGGGCACCGACGCCCTCCTCGACATCGTGGCCCACTCGGCCGAGACCTGCCAGACCGACGTCGTCCTGGTGGCCGGGAATCACGACGAGGCTCTGTCGTGGGCGTTCCACAAGATGCTCTCGCTCCAGTTCGCCAGGGACGAGCGGGTCACGATCGCCAAGAGCTACACGCCCCGCACCTACGCCCATCACGGCGGGACTCTGCTCGGGTTTTCCCATGGCGACAAGGCCAAGAAGAAGCTCCCGCAACTGATGGCCTACGAGCGTCCGGCCCTGTGGGCACAGTGCCCCTACCGCGAGTTCCACACCGGCCACTTCCATTCCCAGGCGGCCGAGTGGCAGCGGCCCATCGAGACGATTGACTCGGTGCTTGTCCGTACCGCACCAGCGATCTGTCCAGCGGACGAATGGCATTCCAGCCACGGCTTCGTCGGAAGCCGCCGGGCGATGGAGACGTTTTTCTACAGTCACCGCGGCGGGCTCGACGGGATGCTCGTCGCCGGCCCAGAGGAGGAGGGGAAATGAGCGAGGTCGAATACCTGCGGCGAGCGGTTGAGTTCGGGATGGAGCATTCCGACGACCCGCGGACGAAGGTTGGCGCGATGATCGTCGCCATCAACAAGAGGGGCGGCTCGATCCTTGGGGCCAACAGACTGCCACGGGGCGTTGAGGCAAACGCCGCCAGGGTGTCTCGGGAGCATAAGGACAGGTACATCGAGCATGCGGAAAGAGATGTGATCTACGGCGCCGTCCGGTGCGGCGTCGATACCAACGGCTCCGTCATGTACGCCCCCTGGTTCTGCTGCTGCCACTGCGCCAGAGCGATCATCGGGGCAGGTGTCCGCGAGGTTGTCGGACTGATGAGTCTCCACTCCATGACCCCTGCCAGATGGTCGGCCGACATCGCCGCTGCGCACCAGATGCTTGAGGAGGCCGGCGTCGGGATGCGTTGGATCACGGCGAAACTGGGGACGACGATCCTGTTCGACGGCAAGGAGATCGAGATATGAGTGGGCTCATTGTGGTTGGCATTACCGGGGCGGCCGGGGCCGGCAAGGGGACCGTGGCCTCGATGCTCGGCTGGGACGAGGTGTCGTTCGCCGACCCGCTCTACGACATGGTCTCGACGATGACGGGGTACTCCGTCGGGCAACTCAAGGACCGCCAGTTCAAAGAGCAGGTGATCCCCTGGCTGGGGAAGTCGACGCGGCAGCTTCTCCAGACTCTCGGGACCGACTGGGGCAGGAACACGGTCGCGAAGGACGTCTGGCTCAAGATCGGCGCCCGTCGCATCCGTGGCGTCCAGTTCATGGGGGGCTCCCGCGTCGCCGTCCCCGACGTCCGGTTCGACGACGAGGCCGACCTGATCCACGAAGAGTTCGGCGGGGTCATCTGGGAAGTCACTCGCCCCGGCGCGGCCACCTGCGTCGGCCACGTCTCCGAGGCCGGGATCAGCCGCCGCCTGATCGACCGGACCCTCGTCAACGCGGGCACTCTCGACGAGTTCCGCGAGGTCGTCCAAGCCGCCGCCGCCTCTCTCGCGAATGCTACAATGAAAGATATCGCGGGGGGTAGCGAATATGACCGACGAATCCAAGGCGGTGTGGGCTGACTCCCTGCTCAAAGTAGGGACGCATCTTGGCGTACCCGTACTGATCCTGGCGGCCTTCCTATGGATGGCCCGCGAGGCCGGCTTCGCGATGTATTCGGGGGCCGTCATCCCGATTGTCGAGGCACACACCCGGTTCCTTGAGTCGACCGAGTCGACGCTCAAGGAGATCGGCACGACGCAGAAGCAGCAGGCCGAGACGATGCAAGAGATCGTCGTCGGCCAGCGAGAACTCGCGACCATCATCGAGGCGCACAAAGGGGGAAACTGATGGCTACGGCATCCGACGCCCCTGATGTTCTCAATCTCTCCTGGCGACGCGGCGACGAGTTCGGCAAGACGATCGTCTACACCGAAGACCTGACCGGCGCCACCGCCCTGACGACGATCTACAGCCTCCGCACCGGGGCGGCCGTCACGACCATGCCCACGGTGATCACCGCCGGCCCGACGGCCTCCAGCGTCGGCATCAGCCTGTCCGAGGTGCCGTCGGCCTCCCTGCTCCTCGGCACCTACGGCTGGCGGCAGATCGTCATCGCCACAGGGAGCGTGCAGCGGACGCGGATCGTCGGCCGCATCGAGGTGACGCCTTGAGCATCAGCGTCACGAACACCAAGTCACCGATCACGGTCGTGGACGACAAGGTCACGATCAAGGTCACAGGCGGCTTCGGACCCCAGGGGCCTGCCGGAAGCAGCGAGAGCGGCGGCGGGGCTATCGCCTCGATCAATGGCCAGACCGGGACGATCACGATTGCCTACGCGGGCGGCGTGACGGCGGCAGGCGGAACGATCACGCTGGGGTACGTCTCGCCGCCGGTGACGAGCGTTGCGGGCCGGACGGGGGCGGTGACGCTCTCGACTTCCGACGTCAGCGGCCTGGGGTCGCTTGCGACGAAGTCGTCGCTGGGGAACATCACCAGCGCCGGGGCAGTCGGGACGGTGACTGGGCGGATTCTCATCACGGGCGCCGATGGTTTGGTCGTGACGTCGGCGGTGGGCGTGGGGCTGGTCCTTGAAGACGACTCAATTCGGCCCGACATTCCGTACATCAAATCGCAGCTTGCGGACGTGGCAAGCTCCGGCTCATACACCGATCTGACAAACAAGCCGACGATCCCCGTGACGTCAGTGGCCGGAAGGACCGGGGCCGTCACGCTGACGACCTCCGACGTCTCGGGCTACGCGGCGCCGCCGGTGACGAGCGTTGCCGGGCGAACTGGGGCGGTGACGCTCTCGACCTCGGACGTCAGCGGATTCGCTGCCGCGGCGTCGTCTGCTGCTCCCGTGCAATCCGTGGCCGGCAGGACTGGGGCTGTCACGCTGACCACCTCGGACGTCTCTGGCTACGCGGCACCGCCCGTCACAAGCGTGGCCGGTCGCACTGGTGCCGTGACAATCGCCGCAGCGGACGTGTCGGGGCTCGGGACGCTTGCCACTCAGTCGAGCGTGGATTATTCGTCGCTCACCGGGACGCCTTCGACCTTCGCGCCATCCGCCCACGTTCACAGCGGCTCCGACATCACGACCGGCACTCTCGATAACGCTCGACTACAGGCCCGCGCTCGTGTGTCCGCAAACTTGTTCTCTTGGTCATCCTTCCGATAGGAGTTTTTCATGGCAACCGACCCTGCTTTCGCGGTCACCCCGCGAATCGGTTCCGTGGCAATCGCCACGGCCGAAACGTCGCTGACTTCGCCAACCAACTTCGGCACGCTGATTACAGCGGTCGCCGCCGGAACGCGAGTTGCTGAAATCGTGGTGAAGGCTGCAGCCACGACCGCCGCCAGCATCGTGCGAGTTTTTCTTCACGACGGGACGACGTATTGGCTACTGGACGAGATCGTGGTCGCCGCGGCGACTAGCAGCAACACTGGAGCCACGACTCGCGTCAGCACTGTGTATCAAAATCTGGTTCTGCCCAACGCTTCGTGGAGTATTCGCGTCACCACCAGCATTGCGCAAGCCACTCATGTCACTGCTCTCGGTGCTGACCTCTGATGAATCAAGGGGTCATTCCAATCTCGCGCCAATTTGCCGTGATGCCTCGCGGTTTGCTCGGATACCAGACTCCGGTTCCGACAACGTACCCGCTTGCATCAAGCGACGGCAATATCACGAATGGATTGGTCGCGTGGTGGAAGTTGGATGAGGCCAGCGGAGGTGTCGCCGCTGACTCCAGCGGCAACGGACTCAACGGCACTTTGGTGAGTGGGCATAGGTTCCAAAACACCCCTGGTGCTGTCGGGAATTGCCTTACTGGAATGACCACGCTTAGACCTGTAACTGTCGCAAATAACGCCTTGCTAAACTTTACTGGCGACTTCACGATTTGCTACTGGGCTCTTCCCAGTGCTATTGATGCCGGTGGTGCGGGGCTTACAATCACCAAGAACACAAACAACGCAATCGGGCAATGGAACTTGAGTCTGCGCTCAACGGGCTATAACGGGTTTTATTTTCGACCTGGAACCGGTGGAAGCGACGCGATTCCGTTAAGAAGTCAAATTGCTTTAATACACAATGGGTACTGGCACCACATTTGCGCGACCAGGGTCGGGGCAGTAATACGGCTCTATCTCGATGGCGTGCGAGTGCCATCAAGCGGAGGCGGGTATGCCGACTTTTCTGGTAACACGCAGACTCTTCGGTTGGTTGGTACGGGAGCAATGGACGACGCGAGATTGTACGACCGTGCGTTGTCCGACACCGAAGTCAGGGCTCTTTTTGAGTATCGAGGAACAAAATACTGGGAGCCTTGATGCCGGAGCCAGAGCCGATGCCGTGGGTGAATCCATGAAACGCGCACTGATCACCGGCATCACCGGCCAGGACGGCAGCTACCTCGCCGAACTCCTGCTCGCCAAGGGATACGAGGTTCACGGGATCATTCGTCGCTCAAGCACGTTCTCCACGGGCCGGATCGAGCATCTGTACGACCGCCTCCAACTCCATTACGGAGACGTGACCGATGGCTCGTCGCTCTGCCGGCTGGTGCGGACGATCCAACCGGACGAGGTCTACAACCTTGCCGCCCAGAGCCACGTCCGCGTGAGCTTCGACCAGCCCAGCTACACCGCCGCCGCCACCGGGCTTGGGACGCTGGCCCTGCTGGAGGCTGTGCGTGACGTCGCCCCGGCCGCCAGGGTCTATCAGGCGTCGTCGAGCGAGCAGTTCGGCAATGAGCCGGCGCCGCAGTCGGAGGCGACGGCGTTTCGGCCCAGGAGCCCCTACGCCTGCGCGAAGGTGTTCGCTCACCACATCGCGGTCAACTACCGCGAGAGCTACGGCCTTCACGTTTCCTGCGGCATCCTCTTCAACCACGAAAGCCCCCGGAGGGGCGAGACGTTCGTGACCCGGAAGATCGCCCAGGCCGTCGCCAAGATCGCCGCCGGCCGGCAGGAAAAGCTCGCCCTCGGGAATCTCGACGCCCAGCGCGACTGGGGCTTCGCGGGCGACTACGTCGAGGCAATGTGGCTCATGCTCCAGCAGGAGCGGCCCGACGACTACGTCATCGCCACCGGAGAGACGCACTCCGTCCGAGAGTTCCTCGACATCGCCTGCGAACGGGTGGGCCTCAACCCTGCGGCGATCGTGACTCACGACCCGCGGTACGACCGGCCCGCCGAGGTCGACTGCCTCTTGGGGGACGCGAGCAAGGCCCGTCAAGCCCTCGGCTGGTCGCCCCGCGTCGGCTTCCGTGACCTCGTCCACATGATGGTCGATGACGAGGTGCGCCGGTGTTCGGCTTCCTGAAGCGACTCGTCGCCCGACGCGAGGCTACCCCGCAAGACGGCCCCTACGGGCGGTCTGGGAAGTGGCCCCGCGTGCGGGCGACGCATCTGGAACGTGAGCCGCGGTGCATTGCCTGCGGCCGGGACAAGGACTTGGAGGTGCATCATGTGGTGCCCTACCACCTGGACCCGTCGAGGGAATTGGACGCCAGCAATCTGGTCACACTTTGCGCTGACCCTTGCCACCTCGTTTTTGGGCACTGCCTTTCTTGGCGGCGGTGGAACCCTTCGGTGCGGGAGGACTGCGCTGCTTTTGCGAAGCGGCTCGCGGCGGCGAAGGCAGCCGAGGAAGCCGCTCGGTAGAGTCGCCGTCCATTGTGAGCGTGACGATCTGGTATCCGGCCTTCCAGTATTCGCTCATCCCAAACCTGTCGACCGCAAGCCACGCGGCCAATGTGGCCTCGATCGACGGCACCTTCATCCGCATCACCCCCTGATGCTCCCGGCACCCGTCGCAAATCTCAAACGCCTTGTGCTTCTTCTTGCACCCGTCGAACTTGTTGAACCCGATCTCGACCGTCCATCGCTTCCTCATTCGATCGCCTCCCGTGCGTGTTGTTGATTGTGCCGATGGTATACGGCTGTACAGGTGAGTCAAGAAAAAGGAGCTAGCTAGCTGTCATCTCCGCGATTTCCGCCTCTTCGGCGGGGGACAGGAGGTGAACAGAGGCCACCTCGGCGAGCGTGGACATCTCCGGCCGCTCGACTTGCCAGATGGCTTCGTCGATGGCCTGGGGGGCCGTGCAAGCCTGAACCACGCAAAGCTCCGAGTCGATCACGGTGTCGGGCTCCTCAGACACCGGGTCTCGCCAGCCAATCAGCACTGCGTACCTGCGGATCGCCGGCCCCATGGTTCCCTCCATTTCGCCAAGGTGTCCGAGGTGGCAGTGCTGCAACCTCCGGCGAGAACTCTAGGGGATCGACTGCAATGAGGTCAAGAGGGGCGCTTGCGCTTCGTGCCGCCGGGCTTTTTCTCGCCTCGCTTGCGACCCGCGCACCACGCCATGCCCGATGCTGCGGTCGCTTCCGCCGTGTGTCGGTAGACGAGCCAGATGAGGCCGTCAACTTGCTGCCCCTCGATCCGACCACCAAGGGACATTCCGGTCTCGGGGTCGAGGTGCTGCCGGAGGATTTTTGACACCACCGAACGGCTGCATCCGAGGAGCTTGACGGCCGCAGTGATCGTGATCAGTTCGCCGCGTTCATCCTTCATGCCCCGCCTCGCGCAAACGTCTGGAAAACCAGTGCGATTTGCTTCGTGGGGCGAGGGAGTCAATGATCCCTTTGTCCCACCAGTAGAGTGGAGACGGAGGGGATCACGCCCCTACTAGACATCAGCAGGTGGACCGATTAAACACATGGCATGGACGCCACTCAGGAGACCCATGTCATGTTGCTTCGCGAACTGCTCGACAAGGAATACGCGATCGTCCGAGGGCTGCGGCCCAAGGCTGTCTATCAAGTTCGGCTCACACTCTCCCGTTGGTCCGATTTTCTCGGGCGAGGACCGACTACAGCGGATTTGACGAATCTGCGGGTGATGGAGTTTCTCCACCACCGGAAATCAGTCGTCAGCCTCGGGACGGTCCTCAAGGATCGCAACGGCATCTGCGGCCTCTGGAACTACGCCGCCAAGCAAGACCGAACGCTACCGTTCCCGACATTGCCCCCCATGAGCCCCATCAAGCGGGCGCCGCGCGCCTACACGATCGAGGACATCTCCAAGGTCATCCGGGTCGCCAAGGCCCTCCCAGGCGACGTCATGGGCGTCCAGCGGGGGCTGTGGTGGGCGACGATCTTTCGGACGGCCTTTGAGACGGCCGAACGCCACGGCGCCCTGGCGGCTCTGCGGTGGAGCGAGGTCGACCTCCCCGGCCGGCTGATCACCTTCCTGGCCGAGGGGCGGAAGGGCGGCGGCCAGGACATCCAGCGGGAGATCAGCGGTGAACTGGCGTCGTGGCTCGACGAGATGCGAAGGGAGCCGGGCGACCTCGTCTGGCCGTGGAAGGGCGTCGAGTCGAGCCAGTGGCAGGAACTCGGCCGAATCTGCACCCTCGCGCAGGTCGTGAATCGAGGATTTCACGGGTTTCGCAAGAGCAACGCCTCCTATTTGACCGCGGCCAGAGGGGTCGGGGCGGCATCCGAACAGCTAGGACATTCATCGAGTTCGGTTACGCTACGGCACTATGTCGACAGGTCCATCGCGAAGCCGAAAGAGACGGCAATCGACCTGCTTCCGCCGCTCAATTTGGGGGAATAGGCAAAATAGCCATTGATTCTGGCCTAGCTACCCCGCATGATGGGGGCGTACCCCGGAGGGACGTCCATGGCAAAAAAGGGAATGGCCGACATCGCGCTCGGCAGTTACGAGGCGGCGTGCATCACAGGAACGCAGTGGTCGAGGCCGGCGAAGCTCGCGAAAGACGGCAAACTGGTCTACAGGCCGCTGGAGTCGGGCTGGTCGCTGGAGAAGAAGAACGAGTTTTTCCTCTACTCGCTGCGTGACTGCGACGAGAACTACCGCGACTACCTAGAGGCTGTCGCGACCGGATCACTCCCCGGTCGGCGACGGTCGGAGGAGTGCATCGCGCAGCGTGAGCCGATGCTCGCGCGGCTCCGAGAAGTCGAGCAGATTCTGTACGACGATGCGATCGGGACGTCCGAAGCGGCGACGATCCTCGGCGTACACATCACCATGGTCAATCGCATGGTGAGAGACGGGAAACTGCGGGCTCGCAAGGCATTCAACGACCGTCACGGCGAGGGCAAGGGCTCGGTCTACATCGTCAGTCGGCGGGCCTGCGAGGAGAATCGGCACAAGTACGCTGCGCTGGAGGCGTCGGGGACGAAGACCGGGATGAAGCGGAACCCCGGAAAACGGACTGTCGCTCGGACTGTGGCGCCGAAACCGTCGAAGAAGCGATGATGTCTTGACGGGTAGCGAACAGTCGGCTACCCTGCCCCCTGCACACACAGGGAGGCAGGGATGTCGACACTTTGGGGACACCAGCGGGAAGCGATCATGTACGCCCGCACGCGGCTGTATGTGATCCTCCACCTCGGCATGGGCTGCGGGAAAACCCGCACCGCTATCGAGATCATCAGGGAGGTGCTGCTGGGGAAGCTCTCCGGCGGTCGAGTTCTCATCTGCTGCCCGAAGGCCGTCTGCGCAGCCTGGGCGAAGCAGTTCACGCTCTGGATGCCCGAGATGCGGGTGCTGATCCTTGACGCCGACGTCGGGACCGCGGCCGACAAAGAGAAGGCTCTCAAGGCCGCCCTCGCCGACACCTCGCCCCTGGCGGTCGTCATCAATTACGAATCGGCGTGGCGGGTCGCCGCGATCGAGAAGACGAAGTGGGACATCCTCGTCTATGACGAGGTCCACCGGCTCAAGGCCCCGTCGGGCAAGACGAGCCGCTGGGCGTCTCGCATGGGGACCAAAAACCCCGAGGCGAAGCGGATCGCCTTGTCGGGGACGCTCATCAGCCACAGCCCCCTCGATGCCTTCGGCGTCTACCGGGCCGTCGAGGCTCCCGATTGCCCGACGTTCGGCCAGACCTATGGTGCGTTCAAGGGGAAGTATTGCGTCACCAACCCGCACGTCCCCGGCATGGTCGTCCGCTTCATCAATCAACCGGAGATGCAGAAGAAGATCGCCGACACGACCTTCTACCGGCGATCGGAGGATGTCCTCGACCTCCCGCCGATCATGCACGAAGACCTCTGTTTTGAATTGGGTCCGGCCGAAAAAAACGTGTACCGCGACCTAGAAACAGATTTCTGTGCCCTGTTGCGCGACAAAACGATTACGCCGAAGAACGCCATGGTCGGCGCGCTCCGGCTGCTTCAGTGCTGCGGCGGGTACATCACACCGGACGGGGAGAAGACCGGGGTGGCGATCTCCGAGGACACGCCGTCGAAGGCGGCCCGGTTCGCCGAGTGGCTGGAAGACGTCGAGCCCCGCGAACCGCTGGTGATCTTCTGCCGCTTCCGCGCCGACATCGAAGCGGCTCGAAAGGCGCTTGAGGCGGATGGCCGCACCGTCAGTGAGCTATCAGGTAAGATGAACGATCTGGCCCAATGGCAGGCCGGCAAAACCGATGCACTCGTCGCCCAAATCCAGTCTGGCGGCATTGGCATCGATCTCACGCGAGCCCGGCTCTGTGTTTTCTACTCTATCGGGCACTCGCTTTCTGAATGGCTACAGGCTATCGCGCGCCTGCACCGCCCCGGCCAGACTCGGCACACCCACATCTACTCGCTGATCGCTACGCTACCCCACAATCGCATGACCGTTGAGGGCAGGGTCTACGCTGCCCTTCGTGACCGTAAGGATGTAGTCAATGAACTCGTCAGCCTCTACCGAGACTTCGACCCTCGCCGACCTGTCGGATCGGCTCACTGAGGTGCAGTCGATCTCCGATGAAATCGACGGCCTGGAAGAACAGATCAAGGCGCTCAAGAAGCGTCGGACTCACCTTGAGTCCCTGTGCGTCGAAGACCTCCTGACGTCGAAGACCGAACGCATCGGCGCCGCCGGTCGGATGTGGCGTGTCGACTGGGAACACTCGATGTCGTCCACCGAGGCCCGCAAGGAAGACCTGATCGCCGCGGCCGAGGCGTATGGCATTCCGCCCGACGCCATCACTCAGGTCAACACACAGAAGCTCAAGTCGCTCATCAAGGAGATTGCAGAAAAACAAGGCCGCGACGTCCGCGAGAAGTGGACGGCCGGCACTGCGCTGGAAGGTTTGGCTGGGGAGTACGTTGCTCCTCGGCTTCGTTCGGTGAAGGCGGGCTGAATCCCGCGTATCTAAGAGGTTTCAATGACTACTGCACTTGCAAATACGTCCACCCCGTTTGCCGGCCTCACGCCCGGCTCGCGGCAGATGGCGATCATCGCGGCGAACCTGGAGGGCGAGGGCATCTCCGAGATGGACCTGACGAAGGTCAGGACGCCGGCGGGCGGCGGCACGACCTGGGAGATCGACAACCAGGGCAACACCGAGACGTCACAGGAGATCGTCGGCATCCTCGTCGCGATCGGGAAGCGGGGCCTGCTGTGGCCCTACGATGAGATCGGCGAGGAGCCGCCGGTGATCGTGACGAATGACCTCGTCACCGGCTACCGCGTGTCCGACAAGCTCGGGGGCATCGACGCAACGGCTCTCGACCAGTATCGGATCGGCGACCGCCGCTACGACTGGGCGGCGCTCTCCGAGGGGCCGGAGTTCGGCCCGAAGTCGGGCAAGGGCGGCGTCGGCAAGCGGGTGAAGGAGAGCAGGACGCTCGCCATCCTCCGCGACGGCGACGTCTGGCCGGTGCTGATCTCGATCGGTCCCGGCAGCCTGGGGACTTTCATGCCGTTCCTCAAGAAGCTCCCCTGCTTCCACTACGAGGCCGTCATCGGTCTCAAGCTCCAGAAGGAGAAGTCCAAGTCGGGTGTCACCTACTCCATGATCGTCCCCCGCCTCGCCGGTCAACTGACCGAGGAGCAGGGCGAGTTCGTGCGGAAGATGTACACCGAGCCGATGAAGCGGACCTTCTCGGCTCTGCCCAACGGCGCGGTGGCTGCCAGCGCTGTCGACGCTGAGTGATTAGCTGCCGTGCCGGCGGCGCTCAACCGACGTAAGGTCGGCCGGTCGCCCAGGCGTACAGTGGCGTGGTAACGACGCAAGCCGTCGGCGTGTGGACTCCAGGGTTTCCCTTTCCCCCTCGGTAGTCGCGTCGGCGCATATGCCCCTGCGGGCCGGTGAAAGCCGGCTCGCAGGGGATTTCTTTGGCTACTACACAAGAGGAGATGAGTGTGGCTACTCGAAAATCAATACCGCCCGTGGTCAGGTTTGAGGTGTTCCAGAGAGACAACTTCCGCTGCATCTACTGCGGGGCAACGAAGGAGGAGACGAAGCTCGTCGTCGATCATGTCATTCCCGTCAGGGACGGTGGCACGAACGACATGGGCAACCTCGCAACGGCTTGCCAACCATGCAATGCGGGCAAGGCGGCCAGGAGCGTCATTCTTCCCGCCGAGGGGGAGGTTGTCGGGCGAGGGAGGGCAAAGCTGGCCGCGAGGTGGCTTCCACATCTCAGGCACGCTTTCGTGAACGTCGAGCCGGCAGAGGCTCCCTACGAAAAACATTTCACAACGTGGTCGCCATCGAAACGTGGCGGTGAAGAAATTGCGTCCGACCATGTCGTTAGGTTCATGCCGAACTTCACGGCAAGGACGGTGCGATCTAGGGGCTGGCGAGGGGAAGCCGTGACGATTTCCTTTTTTCCGCACAAACCGATTGGAGGTTTCTCGGAGGCTCAAGAGTCAGAGATTATCGCGGCCGTCATCAGCGGGTACGACACCGACGCCGTGATCGTCATTGGTGAGCCTGATGACTTCTTCGCCATCTGCGTTCACTACCGATACAAGGGGTGCCCGATCGGGTATTTCCTTGATGACTTTCTGTTCCCAGAGGCCGACTGGGAATGCGACTGGTATCCAGACGAGTGCTTCGACTTCGTCGATCCTCGCGAGGGCCACTGGAACAGGCTCCACACGTTTAACAGGGAGGACAAGACATATGGCTTTTGAGTTTGATCCAGACGTCATGTTCAAGCTCTGTGCGATGTACCTTTTCAAGGGCCTTCGCATCGTGAGGGTCCATGGGATTCTTCCAGACGGCACATGCACATGCGGGAAGGCAGGATGCACGCCGGGCAAGCACCCGATCGACCAAAAGTGGGCAACGAAGTATGCGAGGGACGAGGACGACGTCCTTCGGTGGCTGGAGTCGCCGCTGCCCTTCAACGTCGGCGTTGTTCTTGGTCCACAGGGCGGCGTCATTGACAGCGAAGACGACGACATTCGCGCTAAGGTGTTCCGAGAATCCATTGGAATGTCTGACCTCGTCACACCGACATGGACGAGCGGGAAGTCGACCCACCAACTGACTCAGTGGGACGATCGACTTCAGGGCGACACCGGGGTCGTTTATCCCGGTGGCCTTGAGGTCAGGACGGGCGCCGGGAAGAAGATGACTCAGAGCGTCCTGCCCCCGTCGTGGCATTACAGTGGAGCCCAATACAGATGGAAGCCGGGTCTTTCTCCAGACGAAGTTCCTGTTGCCGAAACTCCGCGGGAATTGATTGCAGTTATCTACAACGGGGCTGGGGAAAAGAAAACTGTCGATCCGCCCAAGAACTACACCGAACCGCCAGCCACGAACTTTGTTTTCGGTGACGTCCGTCAGGGGGGCCGGCACAGGGCAATCCTTCGTTTTGTGTGGTGGAAGTGCATCACTACGAGGAACCCCAATCACGCAAAACAGCGGAGCGTCCTGATTCGTGAGGTTACACGGTGGAACGAGGAGAACTGCAAGCCCCCGGAGGAGGAGAGTGCGGTGCTTAAAATCATCACCGACTGCCTTGACTCCTACCGCAAGAAGGAGATCGCCGGGTGGACGCCGAGCGATGTCGACGAAGAGGATGAGGCCATTGAGAGAGAAGCGGCCTCTATCGAGGAGGCGGTCAAAAAGAAGGAGTTGTCTGGATTCTCCGTCTCTGCTCGCCGTGGCTACGAGCTTCATGGTCTACAGAAGGTCACTCATGGCAAAGTCGAGACTTACGCCGAGGGCAACTGGTCGATTGAGATGATTCACTCCGATCCGCCGGAGGTGTGCCTCATCGTACCGATGTGGCGGGATCGGCCATGCCGCGGGCGGATCAACATGACGCTCGAAACATTCCGGTCCCCGAACAAAGTCGCTGCGCTTGTGTTTTCCGCAACTCGGGGAGTCCTCCTCGACGGAGACTCAAAGAAGTGGACGTCGATCTGGAAGGGCTACGACGCAAGCAGCAAGACTGGCGGGGAGTCGATCCCTGGGCTTATGGAGAGGCTGCTTGAGAAAAAAGAGAGCCAGGGGACCGACATCACGGTCGGCACCTCAAGCCTCCGGTATGCACAGCTTGCAGGATTCGTCCTTCAGGTTTTCAGGAGAGCCACCAAGCCCCGCGATGAAACCAAGCCGGAGCCCAACGAGTCTGGACGACCGTGCTGGGTGACCCCCGAAGAGCTTTGGTTCCAGTGGGGGAAGATATGGGACGACATTGGCCGTTCGCACGATGTTGTCCCTGGAGAGCGGTCACGGGTCCGGTCACGGATGCTCGCCATGGTGCGAGGGGACGACGGGAAGGCCGTAACCGACTTCGTCCACCGCAGGCACTCGTTTGCCACCGGAAGGCTGGAGTTCGTGGTGTTCACAAAGCCGTGGCTCGACGCACTTGAGAGTCTGGCGGCCGGAGAAGAGACCATCGTCAGAGATACCACCCTCTCCTCCTCCGACGCAGAAGACCCGCCAGAGTCGGAGGAGCAGGCGGCGTGATCGATTCCCCTATATACGGGGCTGGCGAGGGCGATCGCGTTTGGAAACTGGCTTTTTGACGCCGTCATCACCGTCAGTGGCGCAAGTCCATTGGGGCAAAGGGGTTACGGTGACGGCCAATTTGAAGCGACTTTCCGGCGCGACCGTCACTTCGGTCGCAAGTTGTTGTCTTCACTGCATTTACGACTGACGGCCGATTTACCAAGGAGGTTCGGATGAGCGATTTGAAGATCAAGGAAGTCATCGGCGGCGCCGGGACGGGGAAGACCACGATGATGGTGGGCGTCCTCTGCAAAGCCCTGGAGAGACCCGAGGTGGGCGGCAACCCGTTTGCCCTGGGGTTTTCCAGCTTCACCCGTGCGGCCCGTGGAGAGGCCGCCAAGAGGGCTGGCGCGGCATGGGGCATGGACCCCTCGGTGCTGGAGCGTGAGGGGTGGTTTCGCACGGCTCACTCGGTGGCATACCGGCAGCTTGGCATCCAGCGGGGCGAGGTGATCGGCGGCGGAAAGGCCGACGACAAGTGGGTCTCCGAGGCCCTCGGGTCCGACGTGTCGTCGGCGTTCGACGACGAGGAGGAGGGCGGGATCAGGCTCTACGCCGGCGACCCCGTCGCCGCGGCGGCCCTGAACTACTGGAGCCTCGCCAGGAGCCTTGTGTGCCCCCTGCGGGAGGTGGTCGATGCCGATCAGAATCCCGAGGCGCCTCCGGCCGACGAGGTCATCAAGCGAATCGAGATGTACGAGCAGGCCAAGCGGCTGGAGGGTCGGATCGACTTCACCGATATGCTGGGCCGGTTCGTCGGCCTGCGGTTTGACCCGGCGACCGGGCCGATCGAGGCGACCCCCGAGGGGGCCGTGCCCGACGACGTCGTCGGGTGGATTTTCGACGAGGCGCAGGACGCGAGCAAGCTGCTCGACATGGCCTGCCGCCGGCTTGTGACCGGAGATTCGTGCAAGTGGGCATGGCTTGTCGGCGACCCGTTTCAGGCCATCCACAGTTGGGCGGGGGCGGATGCCCGGCACTTTCTGTCATGGGGGACGCAGGACCGAAGCATCATGCCGCGGTCGTACCGCTGCGCCCCGCCGATCATGGCCCTGGGCGAGAGGTGCCTCCAGCGACTCCCTGAATACTGGGATCGAGGGATCGCCCCGGCCGACCACGACGGCGTCGTCGAGGAGTCGGAGAACTACGAGGACGATCTGGCCGACATCGACCCGAGGGAAGAGACTCTGGTGATCGCGAGGACGAACCGCCATGTGAAAAACATCGCGGCGATCCTCGACGACATCGGCATTCCGTTCAGACGGACGAAGTCCAGAGGGGAGACGCTCAATCGGGATTTGGGCATGGCGGGGCTCTGGAAGCTCCAGCACGGCCAGGGCGCGTCGGCAGAGGAGTGGACACAGGCCATCGATTTGCTACCATCCAAGACTTTGGACGGCCGGACGTGGCTGACCCGAGGCAGCAAGTCGGCCTGGAACAAAGGGCTCAAGGAGCAGTTCGACTACATCTTCCCCGAGGATGTCGAGCGGCTTGGGGCTACAAACCACCTTCAGGACGCGATCAAGTCTGGTGCCTGGGGCGGCTTGTGCGACGGCGGGACGAAGTGGGTGAATGCCGCCAAGCGATGGGGGATCGAGGTCGTCGAGAAGCCGCAGGTGAAGATCGGAACGATCCACTCGGTCAAGGGGATGGAGGCGTCGAAGGTCATCGTGCTGACGAGCGTCGGCCGCCGGACTCGCGAGAGCGAGGAGTCTGACGAGCGTCGGTTTGCCGAAGAGCGAAGGATCGAGTACGTCGCCTGCACGCGGGCGAAACACAAGTTGGTCGTGGCGCATGACCCGAGGGAACGGTATAGAATGGAGTTGCCTGTATGAGCGGACTGCCTGTGGATTTTGTGAACAGTAGGTACGCAAGGGCGAAGGGAATGACGCTTTTTGGCGTCGAGTTCATCATGATGAACGGCGCGGAACTTGTCGCGGCGGCGGTGTATCTCGCGGAGCGGCTCTCCGTATGGGAGGGGAATCAGTCGCCGTCGCTTTGCACCCCGCCGAAGATGCCAGCCACCAGTTTCGTGATCACCGTTACCGGAGGGGAGCAATGAGCTTCCAGTGGTCCATCACCCTTGGCGTAAGAGCCGAAACCGTTTCTTACCGCCCCCCGCCCGGTTTGGCGGATGCCCCAAGCCCATATCGCCGAGAGCGAGTCGTCGAAGTCAAGGTCGATGACACCGCCGCCTATGACGACTTGGATTGCCTTCGGGCGTTCGGCGAGTCCGTTCGGGAGGCAATCGAGCATCTGGAGAAGAGATCATGACCGAAACCCTCTTCGACATCGCCCCCGACGAGCCGCAGCGCAAGCGATCCGCTCGCCCTGCGGCGACCGACGCGCCGCAGGTCGCGCCCGCCCCCCTGCCCCGCCGGCCGTCGGCGGCGATCAAGCCGATTGGCGAGATCGAGGGCGAGCCCTGCACCTGCAAGGCTTTCGGGGAGGTCTGCAACACGACCCTCTGGGACATTTTCTATGAGGACAAGGGCGACTGGCTGGTCGGCTGTTGGGCGTGCGGGGCCGTGAAGTGGACGCCGGTCGTTATGGGCCATCTGCCCGACCGCTCGACGTTCATCGTCCGCGGCGGGCGTTTTGACGGCATGACCTTCGATCAGATCGCCCAGGAGCCGCGAGGGCTCGACACGATCAAACTCTATGCCGGAGATGCAAAGCGGCAGATGCTTTGTAACGAGGCGAAGAAGTGGCTTGACGCAAATCCAGGTCGCGGATAAGCTACGCCGCACGGCATTGGAGGCCGATCGAATGTCAACGCTTGTGATTTCCCGAAGGATCGGCGAAGGCGTCAAGATCGGCGACGACATCTTCATTCGTCTCGCCAGAGCGAAGCGCGACGGCGCGTTTCGTCTCGTCATCGAGGCGCCCCGGTGCGTCAAGATTCTCCGCGAGGAGCTTGTCGGCACGGAGGCGAAGAAGTGATTCACCGCCACCGAGATGCCATCGCTGTCTGGGGGATGCTCGCCCTCTTCGGCTACATCCTCGTTGCCCAGTCGGTCTTTGCCCTCCGGCACCCGTGGGCCACCGACACCGAGCGATTCTTGTACTTCGGCCGAGCGATGGTGTTCGGCAAGGTCGATTACTCTGATGCGAGACCAAGGGAATGAGTCTGCTTTGCTTCATGGACGAAGAACCAATCGCTACTACGCTCGACACCGAGGTGAGAGATTTCCTGTCGAAGCTCCCCGCCGGCGGAAACCGCGTTGGGTGCAATTACATCTGGTTCGCCTTTGAGCATCACCGCGCCGAGCCCTGCTCCCTGGAGGAGTTTGAGGCTGCGGTGGCGAGAGTCGCCCCGACCTCGACGGTCTACGGACGCCTGTTCGTCGAGGGCGTCGATGCGGCGGAAGTAAGACGTGTTTACCTTGAGGTCTTCCGGTGAGCGAACGCCAATCCCGTCGATCATTCCTTGGCCTTCTCTCCGCTGTCTCGGCGGCCCTAGCATCCGGCGTGCGCTTGCCCGGCGCTGAAGGATCAAAGGCCGCCGAGACGGCGCCGGTACAGCCATGGTCGGACGACGAGGCGATGATGCTCGACGCCCCGCCGGTGGCGCCGCCCGACCGGACGCCTGCCGGCCTGCTCGCCATGCTGCGGGAGATGCTGCCCCAGTGCGTCGCGGTGGCGTGGGAGCAGAACATCATCGTAGGCGAGTTGCTTGAGACGATCGTGACGTACCGGCTCGACCCCGAGGCGGCCAAGAGCAGCCGGAATCCCCTGGGCCTCGACCTCGATCGCATCGAGAAGGGCTGGCCGTCGTCGGTGACGGTCCACGACACCGCGATGATGGATGGCATCCAGCCCCTCGGCGATTACCGCTCCGGCGGTTACCACCGTGAGTTTGCGATCCCTCGGCCGAACCGAGAACTCGTTATCACCTGGAGGTAGGGATGAGCAGCAATCCGCCAGAAGTAATCGTGACCCGCGAGATATTTGACGCCCTAAGTTCAGGCCGCAGCGACTGGCACCACACAGTCACGCCGGGGGACGCGATGGTCGACGTCATCTACTACGAGAACGACGTCCGCAAGAGCTACATCAGCATCAGCATCGACGCCGCCGAGGCGTTTGCGGCTGCGATCGTGGCGTGTGCGAACGAGATGAGGGCCGCGGGCGCATGACCATCTCCCGTCGATCATTCTTCACGGCCGTCGCCGGGGCTATCGCGGGCGCCGTGGCGTCGAAGGCCCTGGTCGTCGAGCCAGCGTCGCCGGTGATGGCCGCACCGCCGATGGACCGCAAGGCGTCGACGTTCGCTGAGTTCTGCCGCCAGTATCTTCCCGAGCAGGAGATTGCGCCTTGGCAAGAGGACATTCTGCCGAAGTTTCAAGCCGCAAGGCTCACCGCAAAAGTCAAGATTCCGGCGTGCCTCCTTGAAGACTCGATGATCGACTTCCGAGATCGGCTTTCTGCGGAGTTTGGACGCGACTTGGCCGAGCGGTTCGACCGCGAGTGCTGGGCGACATTCGCCGTGCCCGAGAGTCACACGAAGCTGAACATCGAGTCGCTCAAGGCGGTGATGGAATCGCTGCCGAAGTACAGCCGCGGATTCATCGCGATCAATGACGTTCGGGCATTTGAGGGGCTCAATCCAATCCCCGTGACGACGCTCCCGCCCGGCTGGGAGATGCGGCAATACGCCCCGTACCAAGCCGCCGACGGCCAGCCGGCTGTCGACCCACAAGAGTGGCTCTCGCTCGCTCGCGGTTGATTCGACTTCTCGCTTGACGACCAAAAGACACCCCGCTAGACTCCACGCCACGTCATTGTTCGATCCCCCATGAAGGAGGTTCCCATGCTCTTCGCGTTTTTCGGTGTCGGTACAATCGAAATGGTGATCATCGGTGCCGTGTCGGTGATGCTCTTCGGCGGTCGCTTGCCGAAGGTCGCTCGATCCATCGGCCAGTCGATCGTCGAGTTCAAGCGCGGTTTCTTGGAGGTCGAGGCCGAGTGCGCCGAGATCAACAAGGTCATCGAGTCGAAGGAGGTGCGGGCATGATCATCGCCCCTCCTCCCCCCCCGCCGGTGCAGCCGCCAGCCATCGTGCAGACGGTCGACGCTGACGGCCAGTCTCAGCAGCAGGGCGCCGGCTCGCCGCCGCCGGCCGCGAAGAAGAAGTCCAAGCAGCGGTCTCGTCGACTGACTGCGGAGCAGAAGAAGTCGAACCGCAAGAAGCGTGCGTACAACGCCCGGCGAGCAGCCCGGCAAAACAACGGGGGGAAGTGATGAGCGAAGCAGACAACGGCAACGAACTCAATCAGGTCCAGGGTGTGCTGACCGAGTTCTCTCGGGTCGAGGCTGGGCTGGCGGCGCTCCGCGAGAAGCACGCCAACACGGTATACGAGGTGTCGACGACCGTCGGGCTCGACGCGGCGAAGGCCGCCAGGGCAGAGATTCGCGAGCCTCGGTACGCCGTCGAGAACGTCCGCAAGGCCGCAAAGGCCCCGCTGGTCGCTCTCGGCAAGCGGATCGACGCCGAGGCGGCGCGGATCACGACTGAGATCATGGCGATCGAGGCTCCGATCGACGACCAAATCAAGGCCGAAGAGGCCCGTCGGGTGGCCGACCGTGAGGCCAAGAAGGCCGCGGAAGTCGAGCGAGTCCGGCAGGAAGCTGCTGCCAAGCTCAAGGAAGAGGAGGATCGTCTGGCCGCCGAGCGAGCCGCTCTGAAAGTCGAGCAGGACCGTCTCGCTGCGGAGCGTGCGAAGGCCGAGTCCGAGGCCGCTGCTGAACGGGCGGCGCTTCGTGCCGAGCAGGCGAAGGTCGCTGCCCAACGCGCAGCCATCGAGGCGGAAGCAGCCGCGGCGAAGAAGAAAGCCGACGCCGAGGCTGCTGCCCAACGCGCAGCCATTGAGGCGGAAGCTGCCGCGGCGAAGAAGAAAGCGGACGCCGAGGCTGCGGCCCAGCGCGCCGCCATTGAGGCGGAGGCCGCAGCCGCCAGGAAAAAGGCCGATGCCGAGCGTGAAGCTCTTCGCGTCGAGCAGGAAAAGGCCGCCGCTCTTGAGGCGGCCCGCATCAAGGCCGAGGAGGACGAGCGGAAGGCCGAGGCGGAAGCCCAGGCCCGAGAGTTCGCCGAGGGCCTCCCGCCTTTCGATGAGGTCGTCGGACTGATCGAGGAGGCGTTCGGTGTCGAGCGGGACACGGCGATTGCGATGATTCTGCACTACGCCGAGACGTACAAGCTGAGTGCGGAGACGGTGGCCGTATAGCCACCCCGCACGCCATCAGGCCCCGTAGTTTGCATCCGGCGGACGTCACCGGAGACGGGAAAACGCGGCAACCGCGCCGTAACGCGAGTTCGACCCTCGCCGGGGCCATTATGAATCCGATCACCAAGCACGTCAAAGCCAACGCCCGTCTGCGTCGAAAGATCGACCGGCTTGAGGACCGCATCGCGACCATCAAGTCGACCACGGCCAATCTCGTCACGCTCGCCGATTTCAACGGCTTTGGGGATCACCCGATCGCCGTGCGGGCGGCGGCAGAGATCGGCTGGGTGCGGATGACGCCGGAGCAGCGGGATCAACTGGCCGAGCAACTCAAGGCCCTCCACGGAGAGACCCATGCGTCGTAGAGACTGGCTGAAATCCCTCGCCGTTCTGGCCGTTGTCCCGATGATCGGCGTCCGCAAGGCCGTCGCGTCGTCAGAATCCGTGCCGGAGACCCTGCCTGCTGTTGCGCCGCCGACGCCGCCGGCAGAAATGGTTACGGGTCCGTGTCGCCAGTGTCGCTTTGCCTCGATGCTTGGCGGGCCGTTTCACGGCGAGTCCGCGTGGGTCGGCGGCCCGCCAGTCTTCACGCTGTCGTCGAACTTCGTCATTCACTACTACAGGCTTTTCACTCTTGTTTCGACTAGTGGAGAGCCTCGGGAGGCGTGGGTCCACTGCGGAGAAGACGGTGACGGCCCGACGCCAGCAGCGAGGCACGAACTCAACCGCTGGGCGGCTTGGGCTGGGTCTGGCTCCTTGATGATTGCTCACTAAACCAGGAGCCTCACATGACCAGCCTCAAGGACAAGCGAATCCTCGTCACGGGTGGCACGGGTTTCCTCGGGCAGGCGGTCGTCAGGCGTCTGCGGGCCGTGGCGCCGCTGGCGGATGTGGCGGCGGCGAGCAGGCGAGACTGCAACTTCACCGACGCCTACCAGACCGCCCGGTTCTTCCACCGCAACCCCGCCGACGTCATCATCCACCTCGCCGCGAACGTCGGCGGCATCGGTAAGAACCAAGCCGAGCCGGCGTGGATCATGCACGACAACCTCGCGATGGGCGTGAACGTCGTGAATGCGGCCTGCGAGCAGGGGGCCAAGCTCGTCTACGTCGGCACGACCTGCTCCTACCCCCGCGACCTGCCGATGCCGTATACCGAAACGGGTCTGTGGGACGGCTACCCCGAGGCGACGAATGCCCCCTACGGCATCGCCAAGAAGGCCATCGGGGAGTTCGTCATCGCCTGTCACCGCCAGCATGGCCTCAAGGCCGCGTACCTCCTGCCGGCGAATCTCTACGGCCCAGGCGACAACTTCGACCCGGCGACCAGCCACGTCATCCCGGCGATGATTCGACGGTTCGTCGAGGCGAAGGAGCGAGGGGAGCCGGAGGTGACTTGCTGGGGGACCGGCAATGCAAGCCGCGAGTTCCTGTACGTCGATGACGCAGCCGACGCGATCGTAAGAGCGGCCGAGGTCGTCGACACGCCGGAGCCGATCAATTTGGCTGGGGCGGCGACGATGTCGATCCGCCTGCTGGCGAACCTCATTGCCAGAATCGTTGGGTACACGGGCTCTATTAAGTGGGACGCCTCCAAACCCGACGGCCAACCGGCCAGGATGCTCGACGGGGCAAGGGCGTGGGAACGACTCAACTGGGGGCCGAAGACCGCGATTCAGGATGGTCTTGAATCGACGATTAGGTGGTATTCTGAATATAGGAGTCGACGCAATGGCTAAGAAGAAGACGACCCTGATCGCGGTTCGCGAGAAGATCAAGAAGCCGAAGGCGGTGAAGTTAGGTTTCGAGTACGCAGAGGCGTGGGTCGACAAGACGAGGCTTCGCGGCGAGCGACGTCTGGTGACGATCAGCCTGGAAAGCCGGGAATCGTCGGACCTCCGCAGGATCGCTGAGTTCTGTAAGCAGGCGGCCGATTGGATGGATGACGACAAATGAGCTACGAAGAGGGCGAGGGGTACGTTCTCGGGCCGTCTCCGATTGCCGTTGATGGGGTCGTCATTGTCTTGGTGGTCTTCGTCCCCATGTTGATCTGCGGCTGCTTTTTCGGTCTAGGCTACTGCACTGGACATACGGCGGCGACGGCCGCGATTCACAAGGAGTCTTCGTGACCCGCAAAGCCGACAAGCCCCAGCGCAAGAAGCCCGCCCCGCCCCCTGCCCCGGAGGGCTACACGGCCCGGTCGAAGTCGCAGGCCACGGCGATGGACGTCATCTCCCGCTCGACGATCACGTTTGTCCTCGGGCCGGCGGGCACCGGAAAGACGCATCTCTCCAGCGGCTATGCCGTTCAGCGGCTCCTGGCTGGCGAGATCGAGAACATCATCATCTGCCGGCCGAGCGTTGCGACCGAGGAGCTTGGCTACCTGCCCGGCAACGCCGAGGAGAAGGTGGCTCCCTATCTCGTCCCCTTCTTCGACGCTCTTGAGCGGATTGCCGGGCGGCAAGGGACGCAGCGAGACCTTGTCACGAAGGCCGTCAAGATCGCCCCGCTTGCGTATCTTCGTGGCAGAACTTTTCGGCGCAGCGTGATGATCCTCGACGAGGCGCAGAACACGACCTACGCCCAACTGAAGCTCTTTATGACGCGCATCGGCGCCGGCTCCCAGGTGATCATCAACGGCGACACCGACCAGAGCGACCTGCCGACTTCCTCGCAGCGTCTTGAGGAAGTGGCTGATCGGCTGAAGGCCGTCCCCGGCGTCTCGGTCTACTGGTTCACCGATGCCGACATCGTCCGGCACTCGATCATCGGCCCGATTCTTCGCGGGCTTGCCAAGTAGTCGGTCGGTCGATAAGCTACCCCGCACGACACCAGGGAGGGTAGCGATGACCCCGGCCGACGAAATCCGCGAGCAGCTTGCCGAGGCGAATCCTGACGCCCTCTACGCCGACGGCTTGGAGCAGGCGCTGATCGGCTACACGATCAACACGCACCACGCCCATGTGGCCGTCTACTCCGCGCGGAAGTGCGTCGAGGTTCTTGTCGAGCGTGACGGCATGACGCCCGAGGAAGCAGATGAGTACCTGGAGTTCAACACCTACTGTTGCTACGTCGGGCCGAATGGTCCGCTGTTTGTGGGAGGGGAGCAATGAGTCACATCCCGTGGATTCCGATTGTCGAGCGAGCCCCTGAAGCCTTTCAGGAAGTCATCGTCAGCCAGACTGACGATGACGGAGAACTCGACAACTACGCAGCGACCTACGTCCCCGGTTGCGAACACTACCCGCCGCAGTGGATGTCCCTTATCTGCAACGAACCTGCGATTCGCTACTGGGCTCCTGCGGCGTCAGACGTCCGCGCCACCGACTTCTGGCTCCCGATCCCAGCGGAACACCCGCAGCACAACGTCGTGAATGGGGGCTACCCCGCATGACCATCCAAGAGTTCCTCGACACCTACCTGCCGACGCGATTGCCGAAAGCTGGTGACCGTCAACTGGCTTGGGCCGGCTGGATCGCGAACCTCTACCTCGCGGTCACAGGAAACGAGATGACGCTTGCCGAGGTGTGGGCAGCGATGGAGACGGCGGGATACGAGGACAAGTCTGGGATGTTTGCTGTGTCGAAGGCAGAGCTTGGTCGCGTGGATCGTCGGTTCTCCGAGAAGATGGTCCGCAATCGAAAGGACGGCAAAGGTGTATGAGCGTCGTCCCGGCAAACCTCGCCGCGGAGCTTCACCCAGGCCCGCCGACTGAGTACGTCGGCGTGGCGCTCTACGGCGGCCCGCAGGACGGGCTTCCTGTGCCCGTCGTCCCCAGTGTCTATCTCCGCGGCGTCTGTCATGCAGCCGGATTCACCGGGGCCTACGAACTGTCTGGTTTCTATCGCGCGGGCAACTTCGACTACGCGATCTATGAGTGGAAGGGAGTGAAGAGATGATTCTAACCGGCGACTGCCTCCACGTCCTCCGCGGCCTCGGCGACTACGACCTCATCGTCACCGACCCGCCCTACAACATCGGCGTCGACTACGGCTCCGGCAAGAAGGCCGATCGACGCAAAGACTACGTTGAGTGGTGCCGCGAGTGGATTCGGCTTGCCGCTCACGCCCTCAAGCCGAACGGAGCGATGTGGATCATCTGCGGCCAGGAGTACGGCGCCCACATCGACATCGCCATGCAGGACGCCGGCCTGACGATGCGGAGCCGGATCACTTGGCACGAAACCTTCGGCGTCCAGTGCAGCAACAAGTTCGCCCGCACCAGCCGCCCGATCTTTCACGCAGTCAAGAACCCGAAGCGGTTCACGTTCAACCGGGAGGCCGTCACGGTCCCCTCGGCCCGACAGACCAA